GTCTGCACGTTCAGGTATTGACTACAAATTTACCATGCGTATTGAAGTGCTCGATGGTGGTAATGGTGCGTTGGTACCAAACACACTAGAGACATTTGAACTCTACGGTTGCTTTGTTCAAAACGCAGATTACGGTGATGCCAACTACTCAACCAATGAGCATATGACTGTGGCCCTATCTATTGTCTATGATAACTTGGCACAGTTTGCAGCTGGTGCAGCATCCGTAAGCCCAATTGGTGGAATTGGCGCAGCAGTAGGCAGAACTATTGGTGCAGCTACTACAGGTGCTTCTACAGCACAGGGTTAATAATATCCTCATCCAAAGCCCGACTAATAATCGGGCTTTTTTTGTGGCATAAATATTTGTATGGCAAATAAATTCACAAGATATCTATCAGATTTTGGTTCCGGATTGATCGAAGGGTTAACTAAACCCAAAGGTCAAATGGCGGACTATCGTCACGCTACTAGATTATTTGTAGACAATGGCCTGCGACTATCTCCTAAGACTAAATTTTTGTTTTATGTGAGATTTGAGTTCGACAACACTGTTAGAGGCATGAGTCAGTTCACTGCCAAACATCAAAACGAAGCAGGTCTATTGGTAAAATCTGTGGACCTACCAAAATTTAATTTTGATTCTGTGATAAAGAATCAATACAATCGGAAAAAAATCCTATACAAGCAGATCAATTATGATCCTGTAAACATCACTATGCATGACGACAGCAATGCAGTGATCAATGCCATGTGGGCTCTGTATTATGGATATTACATAGCAGACAGACATTTACCCGATGCTGCATATGGTGCCACACATCTAAGAGCAACCAGCACTCCTCAGGATAATTTTAACTACGGCATGGACAACAAGATATCTCCTCCTTTTTTCAAGTCAGTGACTATCTATACCATGAGCCGACGAAGATTTGTAGGATACACCCTAGTCAATCCCAGGATCAAATCATGGAATCACGGTGATATGAATTATTCTGCATCTGAATTTAATGAAAGTTCTATGACGTTAGAATACGAAGCGGTAAAATACACCACAGGTAATGTATCAGTAGGAACTCCTAAAGGGTTCGCAACTCTGCACTACGATACTGTGCCAAGTCCACTGAGTGTGGCAGGAGGTGGCGTTGCAACACTCACAGGAGAAGGTGGTGTATTAGATGGTCTACAACAGATATTCGGTGAAGTGGGCTCAGGAGCCGCCTTCAATACACCAGGCGGATTTCTAGGCACCGTGGCCAAGACCATTAACACCTATAAAAACTTTCAAGGGCTGTCAGCAGATCAATTAGCCAGTGAGGCTATTAACATTCTCAGTAATCCCGCAAACATCACAGCAGCAGCCAGTTCAGTATCGGGATTAGTAGGGGCAAGGTTTCCAAAAAATGCCGGCACTGAAACTACAACCACAGCCACTGAGAAAAGATTAACTTCACCGTTGAGAGGCGTATAACATGGCCAGTAATTTACCAAGTAGTATTATAGAAGACAGCGCCGCAGGCACTAAATTGTATTTTGAACGATACGGCGAAACAGCCTTGGAATTTGGTGCCAACGATGTCACCGCCGCAGTGGGTTTTTTCCGTAAAGCAGGCTTTGATATCGATGCTGCTAATACTTCTGCGATGATACTATTGAGACAGGCCAAGATTGACGGCACACCAATTGGTCAAATATTAGGCGTTTTTAAAGATTATTCGTCAATACAACTTAATCAAATAGTGGCAGAAATACTTAATAATAATCGTGTGCCAACTTCGCTGTTGGGATTTAGAACACAAGATGTCAAACCGAATCAACTTAGAAACATAGCTGCATAATGCCTAAATTCGCACAGGGTCGATTTGAAATGAAAAACCCCAGCAAGTATGTGGGTAAAAAAACTCCGTTGTCTCGCAGCTCATGGGAATTTGTGTTCATGCGTATGCTAGACGAACATCCAGGAGTAGAAAATTGGGCCAGCGAAAGCATACAAATACCTTATCGTGATCCGCTTACTGGCAAGTACACTATATACGTACCGGATTTTTTTATCGTATACAAAGACAAAATTGGCAAAAAACATGCAGAAGTAGTAGAAGTCAAACCACAGAGTCAAACTCTACGAGAATCAGTGGGCAAAAGCAGATACAATCAAGAACAGTATATTAAAAATATGGCCAAATGGGAAGCTGCCACTGCTTGGTGCAAGCAGCAGGGTATTAGATTTCGTGTGGTAAATGAAGGCGATATTTTCCACCAAGGTGCTAAACGGAAATAAGTAATGTATGACCAAAAAATTAGAAGACCTGTTTGATCTAGAATCTCAACCCGAGCCAGCCCCACAGCCAATTCCTGTTCACGAAGAAATCACCAGTCTTGACGATCAATATCAAGCAGTGCAAAAGATAGTACAGACACTGCCACAGATACAAGAACTGGATAATCTCGACGAACAAGAATTAGATAATCTTGCTAAAAAATCAGAGAAAGCCTACGACGAACTTATGGATTTAGGAATGAATGTAGAAGTGAGATATTCAGGTAGGATATTTGAAGTAGCTAGTTCAATGATGGGCAACGCTATCACTGCTAAAAGTAATAAGATAGAAAAGAAACTCAAGGCAGTGGATTTACAGTTGAAAAAACTGAAAATAGACAACGATGCAGGTGTTGATTCTAACAATGTCATAAACGGGCAGGGCTATGTGATTACAGATCGCAATGAGCTGCTGAAAAAATTAAGCGGAAAAGCATAAATACTCATATGAAAACTTTTAAAGAATATCTCGTCGAAAACAAAAAAATCTACAGCTTCAAGATCAAAGTTGCGGGCGATGTTCCTGAAAAATTCCAAGAAGCATTAAAATCGCGCTTGGATAGCTGCAAGGTGATGACCTTTGAAAAGATCATGACCACTCCTATACAGAAACTGCCACTGGATTTTCCAGGCAAAGAGAATATGCAGGTTACTGTGTTTGAGGTAGTTTGCGAATATCCTACAACACCTCCTGAAATTGCCACACATGTTAAAGCCATGGGCATAGACGAAGACTGTTTCCGTGTGCGGAACAGCGGTGAACCTACAGAAGCAGATCAAGTGTTGTTGGACAATGAACCCTCAGGTGAAGCCATGTTGGACGAACAGGACATGGAAAAAGGCACAGGAAAAATCAAACACAAAGACTACTTCGGTGATGATTTCAACAAGGGGTTTCTAAAAGATTTAAGCAAGACAGCCAAACAGAGAACCAAAGATGGGTTTGCTGCTGAATATAAAATGCCCAAGCAAAAAACAGACAAAGTTGGTGCTAAAAGCGCCTTAGGGAGTTAATAAATGAATTTCAATGAATTAATGCAGAAAATGAGAGAGCTGGATCAGCCAGTTATACAGGCCGAGACGTGTGGGGACTCAATGCCTCCTATGTCACCAATGTCTAGCCCTATGAGTTCAAAGCCAGATACTCCCCCGCCTAGTCTCAGCATCAATCTGAATGCTCAAGGTATGGACAACATCGAAAGTATCATGAAGCTAATGACCAAAGTCAATCCAGACATGATTAATCAACCACCGAGCATGCCTATGAGCTTGCCTATTAGCATTTCTAAACCATCGTCCATGAGTATGGGGCCGTTAGGGAATCTGGATTCTGGACCTTTGAAGATGCTGCCAGATCTAGACGCAGACAACGACGATATGCCAGGCGGAGAAATGGACAGCGACTATAATGACAGCGGAGATCTAGATGCACATGAAAAAGATCACGCAGACGAAAAACCCTTAATCAAAACTCTAGACCGCGATGACGACGGCGATCATGACATGGATGATCACGATGCTGAAAAGAAAGAAAAAGATGAAGCATTTGGTAATTCACTGAACGGATCAGAACCAGAATATGGAGGCATAGATGCTGCTATACCAGACGGCAATGATATGCATAAGCCTAAGCAAAGCTTCAGCGGTAAAGCATATCGCGGTGACAATCCTATGGCGGCCGGCGCATACGAAAGCAAAGAACAACTACGTGCCAGCATCAGAGAAGAACTGCTTCAAAGATTGTCAGAAGCTAAAGGAGCGAAATAATGTCAGGATTTAAAATTTCAACAGATTCGTTAAGACCAGAATTTTACCAAGTTGTGCTAACACTGACCGGCGGCACAGGTGTATATCCTACGGCAGACGGCAATGACAACGGTGCTGTATGCCCACAAGATCACAGTCAATTTGCTACCAAGCCAACTACACTAGCACTTGGTCGCCGTGTGGCTAGAGCTCATCTACGTTTTATGAATATCGTTGATGCAGTATCGAGATTCGCTGACGCTCAAATTCAAGACGTTCAATTCACCAGCTCCGGTGCAACAGTAGCAGACAACCAAGCACTAACTGTAACATTTACTATTAGATACGATCGTAGTGGCTCAGCTACATCATCAAATATACTTACATCAGTAACAAATTCAGCAAGTGCTGCAAGTTCAACAGGTGGTATAGGACTGGGTGTTGCTTCGTTTGCCCCAACGACAGGTGCTGCCGTTACCGTTAATACAACAGCTAAGGCACTGCGTTATTTGATCGGCCAAGCAATTCTTCTAGCAATGACCAAGCGTGTGCGTGTTTATGACGGAGCCCAAGGAGCTGAAATTGATGAATCTATCACAATTGCAGCACCAGAAACCATTGCAGATATCTATGACGATATTGCAGTAACCCTAGTTGATGCAGCAGAAACCATTGACAGTTAATCTAGTCTAACAAACCAAATAGGCTCTTCGGAGCCTATTTTTTTCATTAAATAAACATATGTCAAAATCCTTAGACGGCAATCTAATTAAAAAAGCCCATGCACAGATACGCTATAATCTCGATGAAGTCAAGCATCTAGAAGCCTGTATGGATCCAGTTGGTGGCCCGCTATACTTTGCCAAAAACTTCATCAAGATACAACATCCTACTAGAGGATCCATCCCGTTCGAGCCCTACGGATTTCAAGAATTGTTGATTGACGCATATCACACCAACAAAGAATGCATAGCCATGCTGCCACGTCAGATGGGCAAGACCACATGTGCAGTGGCATACTTATTGTGGTATACTCAGTTCATGCCAGACGTACAGGTATTGATCGCAGCACACAAGTACGAAGGTGCTCGAGACATCATGGATCGTTATAGATATGCCTATGAAAATTTACCAGACTTTATCCGTGCTGGGGTGTATTCATATAATAGAAACACCATCGAATATGACAATGGATCACGCATACAAGCAACCACCACAACCGAAAACACAGGCCGTGGTAAATCTCTTTCATTAATATACTGTGATGAGTTTGCATTCGTGCAACCACCAGAAAAAGCCAAAGAGTTCTGGACAGCATTGTCACCAACATTGGCCACAGGCGGTAAGGCTATTATCACATCAACACCCAACAGTGATGAAGATCAGTTTGCCATGATTTGGTTAGAAGCCAACAAACGATTTGACGACTTTGGCAATGAAACTAAGTTGGGTGTTAATGGCTTCTTTCCCTTCTTTGCACCGTGGCAAGAACATCCAGACCGAGACGAGGAGTGGGCTAGATTAGAACGTGCCAAGATCGGCGAAGAACGATTCCGTAGAGAGTTTGAATGTGAATTCTTGATCTATGATGAAACTCTAATCAACTCTGTGAAGCTGATAGAACTTGCTGGCATGGATCCTATGATGAACATGGGTCAGACACGTTGGTACAAAGAAATAAACCCTAGAGCCACATATCTAATAGCTCTAGATCCCAGCTTGGGCACAGGTGGAGACTACGGCGCCATACAGGTCTATGAAATGCCTGAAATGGTACAAGTGGCAGAGTGGCATCACAACACCACTCCTGTGCAGCAACAGGTCAGGGTTTTGAGAGAAATACTAAAATACATACATGAAAGAGGCGAAGAACGGGGCGGCGCACCTATCATGTATTACAGTGTTGAAAACAATACCATAGGCGAATCTGCCCTAATGGTAATCAACGACATAGGTGAAGAAAACTTTCATGGACTGTTTCTCAGTGAGCCCATACGCAAAGGACATATCCGCAAGTTCCGCAAAGGATTTAACACCACTCATAGATCAAAGATATCTGCTTGCAGCCAACTAAAAAACATGATCGAAAATCACAAAATGACCATCCACAGCAAACCGTTGATATCTGAGCTAAAAACATATGTGGCATCGGGGCTGGGTTTTAAAGCCAAGAGCGGAGAACACGATGATTTGGTCAGTTCAACACTGTTAATCATGCGTATGGCAGATGTATTGGCAGACTGGGATCCACAGATCTATGATAAAATGACAGAAAAAATCACCGATGAATCTATGCCTATGCCGATCTTTGTCAGCATGGGTCTTTGATAAATATACTTATGGACGCAACAAATAACATAGCCACCGATTTATTCTATAAGGTACGCAGCCGATTCTCTGGCTTGAAACTAGGTGCAGAAACTGGTGAGATCACTATCAATCCAGAGCAGGCTCGATTCTTTGATTTTGATTATATGGAAGGTGAAACTGCAATCGGGCATGTTAGTATTAGCCTTGCAGAACCTAACAGTATGAAAGTGTATTTTTCAAACGGAATCACCGAAGCTATGGATGACGGGCAGAAAACCAGTTGGTACGGCTTCTTGAAAGAACTGCGTCAATTTGCCAAACGAAGATTGTTGAGTTTTGACACTAGGGATATTACCAAAGATAATTTGGATAAAAGAGACTACGAGTTTCTCAGTCAAAATGCAAAACCTAAACCACAGATGAATAAAATTCAAACCCCAGTTGGAGAAAGCCTAATGAGTGAAAGCGCAATGTACGGTAGCAAAACAATGAGCTATCAAAAATTAATGGACACACGTCTCATTATCAAACACAGCCAAGCAGTTATGGATGACGCAGCACCTGGTGCTAGATCAAGAAACATTTCTGGACTGTTTGTTGAAAATGACGAAGGTGAAAGATTTAAGTATCCTTTCATTCACTTAGAAGGTGCTCGTGCAATGCAACGACACGTTGCTAATGGCGGATTACCGTATGATGATATGGGCAAGAGCATTATTGGTATGAGTCAACAGATAGCTCAGCTCAAGAGTTTTGGCAATTATGTTAACCGCAATGACTTAATGAACAGTGAAACCAACGAAATTGTAGAACGTAGTAACGCAGCATTACAATCTGTTAGAGAACAACTGCATAAAATCACAAAGCAAAAACACTACGAGGCATATAAAGAATCGTTTCAGGTTCAAGAACCGCTAGAAGTTCCACAAGAATTTGTAGAAGAGTTTACAGAAAAATTCACAGTTAAAAACTTCAAAGAAGATATCGCAACTGTGTTTCCGGTCTTGTACAGACTAATGAAAGAAGGAAACACCATAGGCTATGACGACATAGTCGCTATGACACAAGAAGAAATCAGCAACGAAGACCTAACGGTTGAAACAGAAGACAATGACCCATTTGCTCAATTTGAAAATTGGGTAATGGCACTAGGCGAAGAAAGTGCAGTGACCAGCGAAGATCCCGAAGAACAGGCAGCAGCACTACAGGGACTACAAGAACTTGTAGGACAACACTTTCCAGCAGGAGTCGATGGAACTAATGCCATTGAAAGTCTTAAAGGCCTAATTGAAGATCCAGAATTATATAAACGAATCAAAGCACAGGCCGCAGAAGATCCAGATGCATGTGTGAGACCATTGGTCAAAGAATGGCTCGAACTCAACGCACCTGAAGCATTAGAACAATTGGATTTTGGTGACATGGTGGATGACCCGGAAGCAGGCCAGGCAGGTGACCAAACTGCCCCGGAAGCGGAGCCAGCACCAGTTGATCCAGCAGCAGCGGCTGCGCCTGCAGAGGAACCAGTACCACAGGAAGCTGTAGATCCCGACAATCCCAGGGACTACGAAAGACCAGCGATTGATCGTAAGAAGTCAGGCGAACCACCGCTGACCATGAAAGATATAGAATACAAAGATGACAAGCCTAAGCGAGATTTTGAAAAACGCAAAGAAAGATTAAACACCGAAGAATTAGCAGAATTCATTCACAGTTTTTATGATCCTAAATCAGAGACATTTCCTAAGAGCCCAGAAAGCGTATGCACTATGGTAGGTAAAAAATTTGGTGAACGGGCAGAAATGGTTGCTCGTAGAATGGTAGAGCGTATGGCACCACAACAGCAAGATCCGCAGATTGCGGAACTTACTCGTATTAGAGAACTAGCAGGCTACTAACAAGTTTCGTCGCAGTTAGATCGGGCACTTCGGTGCCCTTTCTTTTGGTAAAACAAAATTAAAAATACACAGATAATCATTGACCTTGATAAATAAAAAGCGCATAATAAAACATGTGCATAAGGCATATAAACATTTTAGGCATAACACAAGGAGGCATTTAAAATGGCAACTCTCGCAGAAATCCGTGCTAAACTTCAAGAAGCACAATCAAAGTCCACAGGACAATCCACCGGCGGTGGAGACAACGCAATTTACCCACATTGGAACATGCAAGAAGGCAAAGAAGCGGTTATCCGTTTGCTACCCGATGGTAATACCAACAACACATTTTTCTGGGTAGAACGTGCAATGATCAAATTGCCGTTTGCAGGTATCAAAGGTGAAACTGATTCACGTCCAGTGCAGGTACAAGTTCCCTGTGTTGAAATGTACAACGACGGCACAGCATGCCCTATCTTATCTGAGGTGCGTGGCTGGTTCAAGGACAAGAGTCTTGAAGAAATGGGTCGTAAGTACTGGAAGAAGCGTAGTTATATTTTCCAAGGTTTTGTTGTTGAAGATCCTATCAAAGAAGATAAGATTCCAGAAAACCCAATCCGTAGATTTATCATCGGACCTCAAATTTATCAACTTATTCGCGGTGCATTGATGGATCCAGAATTAGATGAGTTGCCAACAGACTATTTGAAAGGTCTTGACTTCCGTATTGCCAAGACATCAAAAGGTGGCTTTGCTGATTATTCTACTTCAAAGTGGAGCCGACGTGAACGTGCATTGTCAGATCAAGAAAAGACAGCCATTGAAGCACATGGCTTGTTTGACCTTTCTAGCTTCCTTCCAAAGAAACCAAGCGATGTTGAGCTTAAGGTTATGAAGGAAATGTTTGAAGCTTCAGTTGATGGCGAAGCATATGACATGGATCGTTGGGGTCAATACTTCAAACCAGCAGGTATGGGTCAAGCAACAGGCGATCCTAATAGACCAGCAGCAGCCGCAGCCGTTCCTGCAGCAGCAGAAGCAGATGATGAGCCAGCTCCGATGGCTAAAGAAGAAACTGCAAAATCAGTTTCAGCACCAGCAGCCAATACTGACTCTGCTAGTCGTGCGCAAGACATTCTTGCCATGATTCGCAATCGTCAAAAGTAATAAGACTAAACTAGAGTAGTGCGAGCAAGCCTCGCACTCTCTTTCATATCTCTGGAGAAAAATATGGCAAAACTAACTAAATTATCAAAAGTAAATGAATCGATTACTATCAATCGCTATGACAACGCTTGGATGGTAGAGATCGGTGGACGAGACAAAAAAGAAGATTGGAAAACGTCCAAGACTGTTTGCAATACCGAAGAAGACCTTATTGCATTAATCAAAGAATACAATTCAATGGACCTGGATAACTAATATGGCCAAAGCATTTGATATTTCTAAATTTAGAAAGTCAATCACTAAATCTATCGATGGGTTAAGTATTGGCTTCAACGATCCAACAGACTGGGTCAGTACAAACAACTACGCATTGAACTATCTTATCAGCGGCGACTTTAAACGAGGTATCCCACTAGGCAAGGTCACTGTGTTTGCTGGTGAAAGTGGTGCAGGTAAATCATTTATCTGTTCAGGTAATCTGGTCAAGAATGCACAAGCACAGGGCATCTTTCCAATCTTAATTGATACAGAGAACGCACTTGATGAAAAGTGGTTACACGCACTTGATGTTGACACAAGCCCAGACAAGTTGTTGAAGCTTAACATGGCTATGATTGACGACGTGGCAAAGACTATTACAGAATTTGTTGCAGAATACAAAACAATGCCTGAGGACGAGCGTCCTAAAGTATTATTCGTTATTGACAGTTTAGGAATGTTACTGACCCCCACCGATGTTAACCAGTTTCAAGCCGGGGATCTTAAAGGTGATATGGGTCGTAAACCTAAAGCACTTACAGCACTGGTTCGCAACTGTGTAAACATGTTTGGTAGTCTAGGTATTGGACTGGTAGCAACTAATCACACATACGCAAGTCAAGACATGTTTGACCCAGATGACAAGATCAGTGGCGGCCAAGGTTTTATCTACGCTAGTTCCATCGTTGTTGCTATGCGCAAGTTGAAGTTGAAACTTGATGCAGATGGTAATAAGACTACAACTGTACAAGGTATTCGTGCAGCCTGTAAGATTATGAAAACACGTTACGCAAAACCGTTTGAAAGTGTACAGGTTGAGATTCCTTATGAAACAGGTATGAGTCCATATAGTGGATTAGTCGACTTGTTCGAAGCCAAAGGCATGCTCAAGAAAGAAGGTAACAGCCTTGTATACACTACCAAAGACGGTGAGATTATCAAGCAGTTCCGCAAGGCTTGGGAACGCAATGAGAAAGACGGTCTAGACATTGCCATGGAAGACATTTCCAAACACGGTGAAATTTCCACTTCTGAGATAACTACTACAGTTGAACCAGACTTGGAGGAAGCTCAATGAAAGAAGATTTAATTGCTGACCTTTGGCATGTGGTGATTGGACATATACCGGAAAAACAAAGAGCAGATGTAGCCAGCGATTTTGTAAACACCTTGTTAGACTACGGGATCAAAGAAAGTGTATTAGATAGTCTTCAGGGAGTAGATCCTTATCTCGACGAAGCTATTGCGTATGCTATCGATGGCGAAGAGATCGAAAATGACGCAGACAGCTACGATGAAGAGGAATAAATGAATTGGTATGATCGAGTTTCAAAGGATATTAGTAATATCCCAGATGCTGTGGCCTATTATGAAGCTGAATTAATTCAAGCAAAACAAGATGTTCGTGTAACGGGAAACATTGAAAGGGCCTCTGCGCAAATGCCTGGCATTGTTGAAAATCGATTCAACCAACTTCAAGAAATTGAAGGTATTTTAGAATATCTCAACATCGAATTACGTCGACTACGTAGTCAACACTTTCGCAAATATCTTGAAAACTATCAACGTCAGTTAAGCTCTAGAGACTGTGAAAAGTTTGTAGAAGGCGAAGCTGACGTTGTAGACTTTGAAAAGATCATCAATGACTTTGCTCTATTACGTAATAAATGGTTAGGTATAATCAAAGCACTTGATATCAAACAATGGCAGTTAAGTAATATTGTTAAACTGCGTACTGCTGGATTAGAAGATGCCACTCTTTGAATAGTTTCATAATATACGCAGATAAATATCTGCATGAAAAAGATTGTTTTAATTACTGGTGGATTTGATCCCCTACATTCCGGGCATATTGCCTATATCAAAGCAGCTAGAGAACTTGGCGATTCGTTAATTATAGGCTTAAATTCCGACGAATGGCTACGTCGAAAGAAAGGGCAAGAATTTATGTCCTGGGAAGAACGTGCAACTATCATTGCAGAACTTAATAATGTTGTTCGAGTTATCAATTTTAATGACAGTGACAATAGTGCCAAAGATGCCATTAAGAAAGTTAGGGCACTTAATCCATATGCTCAAATCATCTTTGCCAACGGCGGCGACAGAACCAAAGAAAATATTCCAGAGATGGATCTACTTGAAGAAATGCTTCATTTAGATTTTGTATTTGGAGTTGGCGGCGAAGATAAGAAAAATTCTAGTAGTTGGATTTTACAAGAATGGAAGGCTCCTAAAACTGAACGTTCCTGGGGATATTATCGAGTGTTACATGAAGTTAGTGATCATGTCAAACTTAAAGAACTCACAGTCAATCCCAAAACATGTCTCAGCATGCAACGACATCAAGACCGAGCAGAACATTGGTTCGTAGCAGAAGGCACAGCCACAGTCTACACTATAGATCAAAGCACGGATGTAGATCTGCTAGGAGAATACACCCAACACCAGCACATTCATATAAACCGCACCGAATGGCACAAGTTATGCAATGAAACTGACCAGCCACTACGAGTGATTGAAATACAATACGGTAACTCCTGTGTGGAAGAGGACATAGAAAGAAAATGAAAGATTGGGTTTTCCTAAGTAAAGATGGCACAGACGAATACATAGAAAAATTAGCAAGATCCTGCAGAGGAAAAATAACATCCACAGACGATTTTGTCTATGAAGATTCGAATCAACCTATTGTGTTACGTGGCATATTGAAACACAAAATAATGAAACGCTGCTGGGAAGAAGGCCGTGATTTCTATTATATGGATACTGGTTATTTTGGCAACGAAGTTACACCAAAAAATCCCAACGGGTGGAAATATTGGCATCGCATTGTAAAAAATAATCTGCAACACAATGAAATTATATCTAGACCAGACGACCGATGGAAACAATTTAATAAAACTATCGAACCTTGGAAAAAATCAGGAAGAAAGATTTTAATAGCTAAACCTGATGAAAAGCCCTGCAAGTTCTACGGAATAGACCTAGAACAATGGACCAACGATACCATCGAAACAATTAAAAAATACACAGACAGACCTATAGAAATACGCGAACGTGCTCCTAAGCGTATTGATCGCACAGTTGGTAATACTCTAAAACAGGCCCTCGATGATGATGTGTTTGCATTGGTAACTTTTAACTCCAATGCTGCCACAGAGGCGGTTATGTATGGCTATCCCGTGTTTGTATTAGCACTCTGTAACGCTGCCAAGCCGGTGGCTGCTACTGATTTGAGTCAAATTGAAAATCCGTACTACCCAGATCAAGATAAATTATATAGTTGGGCCTGCCATTTGGCCTATGGTCAATTCCATAATGATGAATTACGAACCGGTGCTGCATTAACAATGATACAAGGAAATTTATGAAAGTGTTTGTTGGATACGATCCACGAGAAGATATCGCTTATCGAGTTTGTGAATTTAGTATCAAAGCTAGAAGCGTTGGAGTTGAAGTTATCCCTCTCAAGCAATCCGAATTAAGAGAAGCAGGAATTTATACCAGACAACCAGATGCGTTGAGTTCCACAGAATTTACATTTACCCGATTTCTTGTACCTTATCTAACAGGATATAAAGGATGGGCAATTTTTGTTGATTGTGACTTTCTATTTCAATGTGATGTTACAGAAATATTCAATGCGGCTGACGATCAATATGCAGTTATGTGTGTAAAACACGATTATACTCCACAGGAAGGCGACAAAATGGATGGCTGTAAACAAATGCCGTATCCGAGAAAAAACTGGAGTTCGATGATTTTATGGAACTGCGGTCATCCAGCCAACGCTGAACTAACTCCCCAGATAATTAATAACGAAGTGAATCTTGGACAATATTTTCACAGATTTATGTGGTTAGCTGACAACGAAATCGGAGAGTTGTCTTATCAATACAATTGGCTAGTAAACTGGTATCACGAACCTCAAGATGGCTGTGCCAAGGCTATTCATTATACAGAAGGAGGGCCGTGGTTTGATAATTACAAACACTGTGAATACGGCTATCAATGGGCCGTCGAACATGCTGCAATGGTAGAATCATTGAAGAAGGCGCCAGCACCTGGTCCATTTGACCACATTCCAAAAGATATTGAAACTGTATTTAAAAAGATATTAAAGTATCGAGTTGATCCATCCGGAAAAATTTATAACACCACCGTGAGCAATGTAATCAAGGATATTAAAATGTTAGACAATAATGCAGCAGTAGCCGTTGACGGCGGCCGTGATCCTAATGACGGTAAAGGTATAGGTTGGGATCCGTACATGGAATCTTTTATTCTTGGCTGTGGCGGCACAATCACAAACTACGATAAAATTGAAAATTCAATGACTCCGGTGGTATTCAGAGGAATCACTAAAGCCAAACACATGCGGGCCTGTGAAGAAAACGGTAGAGATTATTATTACATTGATACCGGATATTTTGGTAATGTTCGTAAAAAATTCTTCCATAGAATCACTAAGAATGCTATGCAGAACATCGGCCCTGTTATTGAAAGGCCGTTTGATCGATTAGAAGCAACTGGATGGCATCGAAGCAAGTTTAGAAAAGGCAGCAATATTTTATTATGTCCTCCAAGTGCTAAGGCTATGAGTGCGTTTGGTCTTGATCTCGAAACATGGATGCAGGAAACAATTGCAACAATTAAAATGTATAGCGATCGTCCGATCGTTGTTAGAAATAAGGTTAGCCGTCGAGAAAGAACAGCTACCGATACTATGGAAATGGCTCTGTCCAAGGATGTTCATTGTTTAGTGACATTCAATAGCATTGCTGCCACTGAGGCAGTATTGTTAGGTAAGCCAGCGTTTACTCTCGGACCTAATGCCGCACATGCTGTTAGTTTATCAGATCTTTCACAGATCGAAAATCCAAAAATCCCAACAGTAGAAGAAGTTGAAGCCTGGGCTGCTCATCTGTCATACTGTCAGTTCTCGGAAGCAGAAATGAGGGACGGCACTGCTTGGAGAATCTTAAACGACGATGATGTAACACTGTGGCAACCTAAATAAGGATTCCGATGTTTGACGTTGTTGTTTATCTAAGTTCCTTGCATAAGCAAACACCCGGTAGAAAGGTAGATACCCTCACTGCATTTGCCGATGGTGCGAAATCTCAAGGTGCTCGTGTGCATATTGAAACTACATATGTGATACAACCTGCAAAATTAGCGGTAATTCTTGGCTGGCCAAGTCCAATTCAAACAACAGAAAATATTAAACTACGTGCTAAGATAGTCGAACATCAACGTCGACAGAACAATCATATCATGGCCATTGACGCTAACTGTTTTAAATTCAAAGATCTCGACAGCAAATATCTAAGATATAGTATTAACGGTGTTGATTACGATTCCAGCGAGTATGCTAATAAAAATTCTAACTCTGCTCGTTGGAATATTTTATCCAACGATATTGGCCTTAACATAAAAGACTGGAAACGAGACGGCGAGTATATTTTATTCTTAGTGCAACGAGACGGCGGGTGGAGCATGAAAGGTCAAAGTCCTGTAGAATGGACAAGGCAAAAAATAGAAGCAGTGAGAAAAGTATCTAATCTTCCAATTGTGCTTAGACCGCATCCAGGAAAAATAGCAGATCTAACACCACTGTTACGGCCCGGAGTGACAATCAGCGACAGTACCAAGGTTCCAATAGAGCATGACCTTAGACGAGCCAAGGCAGCATTTGTGTTTAACAGCAGTAGCGGAGTTGCATCAATCTTAGAAGGTGTTCCGTTATGGGTCGATGACAGCAGTAGTGTATGTTGGGATGTTGCCAATTACAATATTGGAGATATCAACTATCCGAGGCTGATTGACAGAAACCAGTGGATTAATGATCTTGCTGCGTGTCATTGGACTGATCAAGAAAGTCGACAAGGTCTTGTTTACAAACAGTTCTTGCCCTATATCAAATAATGTCAAAAGTTATATCTTGTTTCGGTTGTAGTTTTACAGGTGGTGTTTTTACTGATTCTGAACCTAGAGAATCGTGGCCCTACCAACTGTCATTGGCTAAACCAGATTTAAAAGTTTATAATTTTGGAAAACAAGCAACCAGTGTATTATTTTCGTTAAACATGATTGATCAAGTATCTGAACAATTAAAATCAGATTTAGTTATAACACAACTCACTGAGCCGACAAGAATGACGTTTTATGATCCAGGATTTAAATTAAATCTTAAACAAGACTTGTTACAAATTTCAGATAATTATTGGGTATTGCCGATGAGCATCAAAGGCATTTGGCCGTTTAATGGGGTCAGCGGAAAAAGACAAACCAGAGAAAACTTCTCTAGCCCTTCGACTGCAGAAAAATATCAATTACTAAAAAATCTTATGGCCATGCATGAAGATCAAAATCATTTTGATCCTGAATATAGAGCATTTTCTCACAGAGCAAGATCTTTATCCGATTTAGTATTTTTTCACAGAAAACTGTATAGAGAAGTGCCGGGATTAGAAAATATACCGTGTGTGGAAAAATTATTAGGTACTGAAAAATTTTTAGATCTTGTTATAGACAAAGGATTTCACTTTGGCATTGATGGAGCTCAATGGATATCGAACTGGGTTACCGAAGAATTAAAATTATAAATTTAACGTAGTTTACTAATAGCGGTATCTAATGCATCACCGATATCTTGTATCGGAAATACTGAAATTAATTTATCAACATTCATTACACAATTAGACCTTGGAGCAATAGTTGCAGCTCTAAATTCATCTCTAGTGAACCATTGTTTATCTAATTTAAGTTGATCCGCAACCTGTTTAGTAGTAACAGATCCCGGATTACAAACATTATAAATTCCACCAGCTGGTTTGTTTAATGCAAAATATACCGCTACCTTGGCTACATCAACTACATAACTAAATGAATTTTCATAGTCGATTAGTTTTTGGTAGTTTGATAGTTTTGTAAAAATGTTCTTAGATTCATGCGTGTCACCAAATGGCATGCGGATTCTTAGCAGATATGATTTATCAAGATAAGGTGCCATTAAAGTTTGGAACAATGCTTTTGATCCACTATAAAAAGATCCGTTGTTAAAATCAAAATTAGGAGCATCTTCCTCAGTCCACCCACCCGGCTTATACCCAGTATATACACACCCACTAGTAATATGTACAATGGGAGTAGAAGGATTTGCTGATTCTAACTGCAACGGAAATACTACATTGCCGTCGATAGTTTCTTGTTTGTATTGTTCACAAGCATCAACATTCGGAGAACCTGTATAACCAGCAGCATTGATAATTACGGTTGTGCCAGTCGGTACTGACTGAGCATGAGTGATCCATTCGTGATGAATATTTTGATGTTCTAATTCTTTTTTAATCTGGTTGCCAATATAGCCGTGGCCAATTAATGTAATCATTATTAATCTCTTGATTTTATCAGTTCTGGAGAATACTGCGGCAATGCCTTAGAATTGTCGGAATCTTTAGCGTTTTCTAATTTAGCAGTTCTTGATCTTAACTCGCTGGAAGAATACTTATGACCACGTTTATGATAATGTAATTCAATTCCGTTGTCCATACAATACTGCTTACCTGTAAAATCTCTATTTAGGTATTCTTCACTTAAAAATCTAATATGAATTGTCTGCGTTTGTAATAGCTGTAATAAATCAAACTCTGTTTCGTAAATTAAAATTTCATCAACATACTTACATGCTTGAAGCTGAACAAATCGTTCGTATGCACTTTGTACTGGTTTATTTTTAATTCCAGGACGATCGACGGTCGGGTCAATCTGTAGTGCAACTACGAGATAGTCGCACAATTCCTTCTCCATCTTTAACATAGTTACATGACCTGCATGTAGCAGATCGAAACTACTGCAATTAAATCCTACTTTCATCTGCGAGACCTCCTTTTTCTATTGAATACCAATCATTGGCCGGATGCACGGTATCTCTAAACCACCAATATAAGTCTGGACCAGTCCAATTAGCAAATTGTTCTTGATACCATTCTATGCTTCTAGGATATGTTATCCAGTTAGCATCGTACATTCGTTTTTTAGATTTTACAGGTTTGTCTGGTTTATGTAGACCTATGAATACAAATTTAGTAGCATAGTTCATTAACTTATCACTCAACCAGAGCATATCAACATCGGGAATACTGCCTAATACCTGTGTGCAAATAACAGCATCGAATGTCTGTCCTATGGGTTCTATTTCAAATTCTTTTACGCAGGGATCAAACTTATAAACACTTTCTGCATTTATCCTAGTTTGAAATGTCATTGGTTCTGTTACTTGATCGTGCGGCATTCCGTATGAAACTATATTTGTATATTGTCTACCTTTGCCACAGCCATAATCTAAAACAGTTTTAGCATTGTATTTGTCCATCAGGACTCTAATCTGATTGTGATAATTTTTACAATCGTCTCCACCCCAGCTGCTGTTATTCAGTTGGAATTGTTTTCCTAGTTCTACACTTTGTAAGTAATATGCACTTGGCATTAAAAACTCCTAATTGTATCTGCATTATTCTTTACCCAATCTTGAGCTACTGGAGATTTTCGGTACTGACTGCACCAGTCCCAGTATATTTGCCAATTGTCACATTCTGAGTATTCTTTTCTAAGAATATAAATTTGGGTACTGACTTTCTTGGCTATAGCATCATGGGTTAAAATTAAATTATATGTTTTATTCCCACTTTTATCTTTAACACTATGACTTAATAAATCTATAATTTCATCAGTATCGGCAACCTTATCTTTTCTAGCCACTACTACAAAGTCTGTAACTTTGTGACCGTGAACAGTCCTAGCATCTTCTCGTTTATGTATTTCGGCATAGTCATTCATAAAATCAATGCCCATAAACACAATGTCGGATTCGCCTGCAATAATATTATCAATTTCTTTGCAAATGATGTCTATGGAGGTACGAGTGAAATAAGCATCAGATCTAACTTTAATAAAAACTTCTTCTTTGACATGATTTTTTGCTTTTAAAAAATCATAAACCTGTACCTTACCACTTTGGTAAAATGGACACTTGGGATCGGTTGTATCACGATAAAAATCGTATACTGTTATTCCGTATCTTTTATTGAGAGTATCATATAATTTTTTATGATTTGGTTTAGCAGTATCATAAAATCTTTTAAGACCTATCTGAATTATTCCGATTGCCATGTCCACCATTCTCCTACCGTAATTTCTTTTTTGTCCCAACCTTGTTGTGCTCGCCACCAATTTACAGCATCTTGCATGGGATGAGGATAGATGTAATTCTTCTTACCCACTTTTGCTTTATCATCTGCAATATAACTTTGAATATAATCTTTACAAACTTCATTGTCAGTAGGAGATTCAGTATAGGTTTTTCTTATCAGCCAAATTTGACAAAGAATCCTAAAAGGTTTTGAATACTGTACTCTTGTAGTTGATCCTTCCTCACCTTTGATATTATTAAAGCGAATTATATATCTAAACATCTTATTGCCACTTCTTCTTTTATTGGGTACTATCTGGTTTACATTTTCTATGCACTCATCAAAGGGAACTAATTTGTCTCTACTTGCCAAGATCATAAAGTCTTGTATAGTCTTATCTACTTCAGCATACACCGGCGATTTGTTATAAACCAATCCGGCATTTTGATTAATCCAATCACTGCCAAAGTAAAAAATATCACCTTGACCTGCAATTAATTCTTTGATTTCGTTACAAATTATTTCTATTGCAGATTCAGTAAACCATAAGTCTGTACGTACACGCATTACGTACGGTTCTGTGGTTCTTTGTACACCCCTTAAGAAATCCCAAAGTTGCACAGCACCGCCGTAACCTCGTCTATAGCTATTATCGTGATCTATTTGTTCAGGCGGATCGTAGGGGCATATTCCTCTTTCAGGATCATCTCTTGTAAAAAAATACACTTTGATAGGTATTATTTTTTCAATCTCGTCAAATAATTTTTTATGATTTGCATAGGCAATTTCAGTATTATGTCTTACATCACCGGTATAAAAAATAGCTAACATTATAAATAGTCTCCTAGGGTTTCGTGATCACGTTTGATATTTACAGCAATAGCTCTGGGGAACGGATTTGCTTCGTTATAGTCATTTATTAAAATTCTTTTGGTATTTGGCAAGCCAGAGATCAATTGAAAATTTTTAAAGCCGAGGCTCTCTAACATCTGTTGAGTTCTAACTTCTACAGTTTTAGGTCTTGCTGTGGTAAAGATAACAACACTACCATTGGCTATCATTTCTTTAATACGTTGTATATTTTTTGTAAGAGGCTCGGGATCTTGGAAGTATGCATGCCTTGGTTGGGCCTTTACTAATGTCCCGTCTATGTCACAGAAGATAACTGCCTTGTCGTTGTATTCAAACCATTCTTCAGCAGTGCCAACATCTATATAGTTACTAACTAGACTTTCTTTGAATATATGTTTATTGTTTAGACATTTTTCAATAATATGGCTAACAAATATTTCTTTAACGCGGGCATTAGTTAATTTTTCAAAAGCATCGATGAACAGGTCTGCACTTTCAAATTTATAACCTCCTACGCAAAATTTATCAGATACTACTTGTTTTTCAATTATAGAATTAATAATTCCTTGATCGTTAGTAATTACAAAACTCTTTGACCCTAATCGTTTTAAAATTTCATGATATTTTATATTTGAAACACAAACATAATTTCCTTCTTGATAATCATGTTCAAAGAAGCTATCGCAATCTTTAATTAAAATTTCTTCTTCAGAACTTAAATTAATTTTTTTAAGGATTTGATAAACTGTATCGGCAGGCCCGGCGGTTTTATTATCTAGTACAACTACTGATATTTGATCACCGTACTCTTGTTCAGCATATTTCCCCACATGATATGTGTCTTCGTGCTCTTTTAACACACCTATTGTAATGTGATGTTTGCCTATAAAAGGAGCAATTGATTTTTCAAACATCATTTTACCTGTGAAATCAGTTAAGGTATATTTTGGTCGCATGTTGGGGAATCTAGTTGATAACCCCGCCGCAGGCATTATTATTTCCATAATTTGTTAATCCAATCTAAAAGGAAGTGTCTTTCAAAAGTTTTGGGTTTTGAATATCGATAAACACGCAACAACATCAATATCAATAGATAGTCGTTGTCAGCTTCGGGAAATCGTTTTAATAATTCTTGTTGAATATGTTTGGTTTTAACATCTAACATGGTATTCTCATGTCGGATGAACCAACCGCATTCTAAATCTTGTCGCAATTTTGCAATGTCAAAAATATGAGAATCATATTCAGTAGTCTGACAGTCTATTAATAAAAATCCTCTATCTTCGGAGTATAAGATATTTTCTAATGTCAGGTCTCCGTGATATTCTGTACAGGGAAGAATCTTAGGTAGTTTATCTAATAGAGCTTCTTTTGTAAACGGCATTTCTGAAAAATCCGTAACATTTAATTTATCTATATAAACCTGTGTGTAATCTTTAACCGTCGACCGTTCAGACAATGATTCTAAAAAATTAACTATGAATTGCAAAAGTTTTTCGTAGTGATGTGTTTTTAAATATGTTTTAATATCTAAACTGTGTATGTACTCCATGTCAAAATTATTTTTAGAATACCCGTAAATTTTAGGTAATGGATATTTTTCTGAAAGAGCATACATACGCTCAACATTGCGTTGAACATCTCCAGTCTTTCTCACAAACATCCTATCATGTTTTTTCATCAACAATATTTGTGTGCCAGAAAATCCGTGGAGTTCTTTAATAATACGAGCAGCCATATTACTTAAACGCTACTACCCTGCTGTCAATAGGACTCTTACCGTGCAGATTATTTTGTATTTCTATTCTACTGAATCCAGCTTCAAGGAATATTTTACTCATGCTGTCTGCACTATATCCCCATTTGTGCAGCATGGTTGGATCGGGATATCTTGCACTATCTCCGTAAATACCAGCAATGGTTCTTTTTAACAAACGTTTGTCGTGAGTCCAAAAACAATCTGGATTCCTTACTACTTCTTGACACATTTTTAATAGGTCTGGCCATTCCATTGCCACAAAACCACCAGTCTTACATATTCTATAAAACTCTTTATACATAGGTAAAATATATTGTCTACTAATGTGTTCAATTACGTGTACTGTTAATATTTCATCGACACAGTTATCCGGTAATGGAAAAACTTTGGTAATGTCATGTATTGTAACATTAGGGTCATGTGCCATATAGTCGCCATCTATATTAATATATCCATCAAAATATCTGTTACCGCAACCAAGATGCAATTTCACCGGTAACTGATTTTTTAATTTTTCTTGTACTATCTCATTAATCATTTTTTGTTCCAAGCATATTAATCATTGAATATGGAAGATACTTTTTCACAGAGCCGTCTTCTTGTGTTTCGATAAAAGCCCTTCGTCGATCAAAGTCGCTGTCTCTTTCTACAAATTCAATACTATCAGATAGTTCTGTAGAATAAGCATAGTGCGACCATTGAAACTTAGGGAATAAAAACTCAATGGCCTTAAAACTATATCTATAATAATCGTCAGGATATTTATGATATTTCCAAACCCACGGACTATTGATATACAATTTTCCACCAGGTCTTATTAAATCAGATAAAACGTTTGCCATTAGCCACGGCGTTGGCGTATGTTCAAGAACGCTACAGCATATCACAAGATCAAAATAATTCTTAGGTAGTGGATGATTATCTTTGGTTAAATCACAAACAACATCGACTCCATCACCTTCTTCGAGGTCAACACCTACATATTCAACAGTTGTGTAGTTCTTTCTAAATTCAGAAAAACTGACAATTTTACTGCCTATCTCCAGAACAGGTCCATTTGCATTTGGATATACTTTTTTTAGATAAACAACATCATTAGGACTTCCCATGTTACATACCTAATTGATGTCTAACTTCATCTATGAATTTTTTCGATAATACTCGAGCAGAATAGTTTTGTTCTGTATATTCTTGTCCCAGGCGAATACGTTCTTGTACTTCTGCTGGATTCTTTAGAGCCCATTTTATGCCTTCAATATAATCATCTTGCCAAGTATAAGGTGCAAATTCTTCATAGCTGGCCAATGCAGTGGTAATTACAAATTTTCCAGAGATTAGGCTGTCAATTAATCTGTTGGCACTTTTAGTATCAGTTCTAGGATTATCGGTCATTACAGGCATTAACACAATATCACATTCTGTTAACAATTTTCCCTGATGTTCCCAGGTCCATTCTTGCATATCTAATTTACTAAAATTAATTCCAGATATTTGACCTTTGTTTTGTCGTTGAGTCATTTTACTAAGCACTCTATCAGTTTTTGCACTGACCATAGTGAACTTGTAATCTACAATTTCTTTTTCTAATCTCTGCCAACATTCAACTATAGGAAAAAATTTAAAACTACTTTGACTTCCAAACCATAGCAATTTTAATTCTTTATTGGGACTAAATTTAGGCGGCAATTTTGGACGTTCGTAGGGATCAGGCATTACTATGCTGTCTTTTCCCGTATGGTGCTTGGTGCTGATTCCCATATTCACACTGTTAACTGAAACTAAATCTGCCAGTTGACAACAAGGTTCATATTCTTCTTTTTCTTCAAATTTATTATCACATAGATCATAGATAGTTTTAGCACCTAGGTCTTTAGCACGTTGGATACTGTGAGGTTGACTGCGTTTTAAAAATACCACAATGGTATTTGCGTCAATTTCACTCCAGTCTGTTAGGACTTTTGCATCGTAACCTTGATCAGCTAATGCTTGACAAGTCACATCACCTCGAAGCCTATGACTGGCTCTTTTACTTTTATAAGCATCGCTGAAGAATCTAACTTTCATTTTATTATCCTAATAGCACACTGAAAATAGTTGTTTCTGTGTATAATTTCAAATTCTCGTTCAAAAGTAGTTACCCATTCTTGTAGAGCAAGATATTCGCCGTCTTTCCATTTAGTAAATTCTTCAGGATTACCCCAACAATAAAAATCATCAAAGTGAAGGATTGTTCCCTGAACAATTTGACTATTAAGTAAAGTTAAAATAGTTTTAGTACTGGAGTAAAGATCGCAGTCTATGTGAATAAACTTTATAGGTTCCGGATTATCTCGAATCCATCCCGGTAACGTTTCGTTATACCATCCCTTAACTAATTTTACGTTTTCTAATACCTCTGGCATATTTCCGCCAAGACTCATTTGTCCTTTTGGAAATACTCGGTCATCAGTAAGATGCCAAGCTTCTGGTAATCCTTCGAAACTATCAAACCCGAATACGATATTTTCTTTAAAAAAATCTGCTATTTGATTTAGTGTTCTGCCTTTCAACACGCCGAATTCACAAATAGATCCGGCGACAGATGCTTGGTTAATAGAATGATTTATTAGAATGCTTCTACTCTCTTTTTGCCAACTCCCCTTCATTGGAAGAATTGGCATTTCACCAATTATATTACTATTGTGAAAACAATCAATGGAATAATTATTTTTGTTTATGTTGTGCATTTTAAAATCCAATCTTTTTTATGTTGATCTACTACTCGATAACCCCAAGATTCTAATATTTTAATAGATGGCTTGTCGATCATTGCGTCTTTGTACTCGTGCTTCTGTTGTTCAACAACAATTACTGGTTTATTTATAAGAATGGTCTGCATTGCACCTGCAAGGATCTCTTCTTCGAATCCTTCTACATCTATTTTTATCAAATCAATGTTTTCGTAGTGGTAACTGTCCAGTGTCTTTAAAGGAATAGAACCCTTGCCCACTGATGTAGGATCAATATGACTGTGTCCAGTATTTCCCTGAACAATATTCATTTCTATCAATGATTCGGTACGTCCAAGTGCCACTGGTTCAATTACATAGTTGTTGCCTGTTACGTTTTTCTTAAAACATTCTCTAAATTCAGCAACTGGCTCAAAAGCAATAACTTTTTCAAATTGTTTTACAAGATCGCAAGACCATAGGCCTACATTTGCACCAATATCAATGCAAATTCTTTTGTTATCACAGGATGCAATCGCAGAATCTCTAGCCCTCCATTGATATCGAACCACTCCGTCATTCTTAAGGCTTTTTGCAAGCATCCTAGGAAAATGATCATCATAATCCGGAAACCAAAATCCATGACTTTCTCTCATTTAAATGTACTCCAATATTTTTCTGATCTATTAACTTTGAGATCTGTTTTTAAACTATGACCGTGATCTTTGCGATCACCTTTGAGATGGTCGAGATACCCGCCCCATTCACAATTAATCAAAGGATGCCCCTCTCCTACTGAATTTGTTTTTGACGGGCGTAGGTCTCCAAGCTGCTGACTCCAGTTTAATTGTTTTAATTCCGGCACTGTTTTTCTCACAGCATCAAACACAAAACTGTCATGCCATTCGCCGAGTGTAAAAATTCCATTTTCTGCATCATCGTAATACTTTTGAAAGGTTTCTAAGAATTTTCTTGTTGCAGGACTCCTAAGATTCATGGCATATAGACCACATTCGCTGTATTTTCCTTCTCTACCAAGGTAACATAAATCAAAAGACGGTGAACATAGTTCTAAAACTTTTTCACGAGTTATTGCACTGTGACAAACCATGTCGGCATCCATCCATAACAAGATATCAGCATCAGTTGTTTTAGCACAGTGAAAAATAGCATAAACTTTATGTGCGAATCTCACAGCATGCCACTTGAACGCTTTCTTTGCATCCTTGCGACCGCCTCTAACAGGATCACCACTGACATCACCGTTGGCCTTGGGCACATCCTTCCACCGGTTTTTAAATTCTGTTAATTCTTGAACATCGTCGAGACTGAATAGGGTAACATGATTATGATTTCTAACGATGGGATTACATTTTTCTGGGTATATGTGCAGAGTAATTTCCTCTGGCCAGTTTTCACAGAATCCGTTGATCATTCGTTGTGCATATTTTTTTAAACCTTCTTCGTGAAAGGTTGTAACTACTGCAATTTTCATTTTTGTTGTTCCCATACATGAAATATTCCTTGAAGACTGGTACATCTCCATCCGGATTGGTATAAAGGTAGAGAGACTTCTCTAGGTATCACAGCATCACCTTCTATGAATACCGATGAATTGTTTTTTTGCCATACTGTCATTAACGATTCCAATTTGTCGAGTTCATTTAGATCCAAAAAGATTGCCCCTATATCTGAGACACTGGTTAATCTATCTATGCTTTCCCTATATATGAGATTTTTAGCTTTTAATCCAGTAGAGATTTCATCAATTACAAATATATTTGCATATACACCTAGAACCTCGGTCAAATAACCAAATGCCTTACCAATTACCAAAGCATTGGTATTTTTTCTAGACAATTTACCTACCCTTTTTTGAAACTTATTCATAATCTATAAATATACAGCAATATTAACTACGTAGATTATTTATCAACATTATGCGCTTCAAAATATATCGAGAATACGGTGCCTTAAACAGTCCTCCAGTGTTTGATGCAGTAGAACAGGGGCTTAGGCAACAAGGACATGCCATTGTCAATGAAAATGAAGATGTAGCTGTGATTTGGTCTGTATTATGGGCCGGCCGCATGCGAGCTAACCAACAGATTTATCAAAACTGCATCAATGAAAACAAACCTGTATTGATTATAGAAGTTGGAAATTTACAAAGAGGACACACATGGAGGTTAAGCCTTAATAATATCAACAATTTAGGGTTTTTTGGCAATCACAAGGATCTAGATCATAGTCGATCAAAAAAACTTGGAATTGAATTAAAACCTCATTTGACTAAACGTCGTGGTGAAATACTGATCGCCTGTCAACATCAAGAAAGTCTGCAATGGCAGGGTATGCCTGCTATGAAAGACTGGGTTGCCGACACTATTAAGAGAATACAGGAACATACTCATAGAAGAATCATAGTAAGGTATCATCCTCGTTCGAGCTTTCCATTCAAGCAATCTGGAGTTATAATAGAGAGGCCTGCACTAGTGCCTAATACCTATGACGATTTTGATATTTTCTACCATTACCACTGTGTGGTGAACCACAATAGCGGTCCAGCCGTTCAAGCAGCCATAAATGGGGTTCCGGTGTTGTGTGATCAATCCAGCCTAGCTACAGATCTCAGTATTAAATGGTCGGAACTAGATAATCCTTATGTGCCTGACCGCACTGACTGGTTTGTGAAATTGTGTCATACCGAATGGACTGTGGAAGAAATACGTCAAGGTACTCCAATCACAAGATTATTCAGTTGACAATCAGTATCTTAGGCTGTATACTTGAATAATGTTATCATCAGAATTTGCCGAAGACATATTTGTCCAGTTTTATAATCTTATCAGCCAACAGAAAATTTCTGTACAGGGTCAAGATTTTTCACCTATTGCAAGTTTTCATGAAAAAATCATCAACGGAAATGAACTTACTAAAAATCAGGCAAATTTCCTCGTAAAATTATTAGAAAAATATAAAACCATGTCTGCTATGGCAGGTGTTGATTATCGACTCCAGCTGCAAAATCTTAAGTGGCGCCGAGAATTCCGTGTTCTCGACCTTAGTAAAAAAATCTATGTAGAGCTGCGTGAAAACAAATTAGAAATTTGTCTAAAATTTCCTTATCAGCTGAAAAAACAGTTCGAAGACGAAATTGACAACGGACAAACTACTAACTTTCATAGTTTTTGGGATCATGAACAAAAGGTCAGACGCTTAGATTTCTATCGTTATAATCTAATCCACTTGTATGAATTTGCCTTAACACATAATTTTGAAATTGATGATACATTTATGAATGTCTTGGCGGATGTTGAAGAAATTTGGCAAAATTCAGAAGACATTATTCCTCGTAGTGAAATCACAATCTATGGAGTGGCATTAAAAAACACCAGTGAGGCTACCCAGGAGTGGTGGTCGACACATAGGGCTAGCGACCCTCTCAAAGATCTGTTGTTGGCAAAAAGCATGGGATTTTTATACCAAGACAAACCCATGAATTTAGTGGAAAAAATTGCCAGTTGTTCTGAAAACACTTTCTGGATTAAAAATTACAGAGATTTTTTTGCGTTGACAAAATTATTTTCCGGAAGGATCTGTATGCTATTGGATAGGACTACTGTCTATACTCTACCTTGGCTACAGAATTTTGTGGCAGAAGCTGATAGTAGTGGTATTTCACGTGAAGAAATCAAGGTGTGTTTTAGAAACACCAAAGAATCGGATAATGGTCTTAACGAATGGATTAAGGTCGCTGGAGTAGGCGGTCAAGTTGAATCAGGTAAGATATTAATTTTTGAATCTAAACCTGCTAAATGGTTGTTCAAGTCAGATGACGATGTTACAATGTTAGTTACTAATAATATTTTTCCACCAACTAGCAGTATGGCAAAAGATTGGATTCGATCACATCCGTGTGTAATCTATCTCGGAGACACGAAGCCAACAGAACTCAAAGGACAAAAAATTGTTGAATTGTAAATTGACAATACGAGATGAAGTTAACATTAAGGTCGAGGGCCTGCGTGTAGAAACACGAAGAAAAATTGTCAATAAGTTGAAGTTTGATTTACCATATGCACGACATATGCCCGCTTACAAACTAGGTCGCTGGGATGGCACAAAAACATATTTTAATATCGGCGGCAGTGGGTTTCTTGCACACCTCGATGTGATACTTGCGGTTATCGACGACGAGGGGTATGATATTACTGTTGAAGATCTACGGACCCCACATGAATTAAAATTTGCTGCCATCGATGAAAATTATTGGGCTAATCTTGGCAAGACTTGGCCCAAGGGTCACCAACAAGCAGGCGAACCTATTGTGCTGAGAGACTATCAATTTGAAGTCATTAATAAGTTTTTAGAAAATCCACAGGCCTTGCAAGAAGTAGCCACAGGCGCTGGTAAGACTATTACTACTGCTACACTTAGCCATTTGTGCGAGCCGTATGGCCGAACAATGGTAATAGTACCTAACAAGAGTCTTGTGGTGCAAACAGAAGAAGATTACAAAAATTTAGGATTAGATGTCGGAGTTTATTTCGGCGATAGAAAAGAATTAAATCGTACACATACTATCTGCACCTGGCAAAGTCTTAATGTACTAGATAAGAAAAGCTATGACAACGACACAATGTCTCTGGCGGAATTCTGTGAAGGAGTATGTGCAATCATAGTTGATGAGGTACATCAAGCCAAAGCAGAGGTGTTGACTAAATTGTTGACTCAGAATTTTAAAAACTGCGCTATACGTTGGGGACTCACAGGAACGGTACCCAAGGAAGCATGGGAATTTCAAGGCATCTTGGCCAGTATAGGACCTGTGATAAACAGAGTATCTGCATATGATTTACAGCAGAAAGATGTGTTAGCTCAGTTGAATATTAATATCTTGCAGATCAATGACGTACAGGTATTTCGCAGTTATCAAGAAGAATACAGCTTCCTAGTAACTGACCCTACAAGGTTGACCTGGATAGCAAATAAAATACAGCAGTTGTCGGCTAATGGCAATACTCTAGTATTGATCAATCGGATCGACACTGGAAATAAACTGATTGAATTAATGCCGGATGCAGTTTTCGTCAGTGGTGGGATGAAACTGGATGAAAGAAAACATGAATATGATGAAATTAAAACTAGTGATCAAAAGATTATTGTGGCGACTTATGGTGTGGCCGCTGTGGGTATTAATATTCCACGCATTTTTAATCTGGTTCTTTTGGAACCCGGAAAGAGCTTTGTCCGCGTTATACAAAGCATTGGGCGAGGCATTAGGCGAGCAGAAGACAAAGACCACGTCGAGATCTGGGACATAACTTCTGCTTGCAAGTATGCTAAACGCCACTTAACAGAAAGAAAAAAGTTTTACAAAGAGGCCAAGTACCCCTTTGCCATCACCAAGGTTAACATATGAGAATACTTACATTAAACAATAGATCGTTTGATCTTAACGAATTGCCAGACGAGGTAGACGAAGACACAAGATTTTCAGTGCTGGATAATTCAAATCCACTAGAACCAGACTTCTTTTTCATGCCACTGATATTTTTAGAATCGTTTAATTCACCAGCTATAGTTCTCAACATCGGAGGATATGAAATTCAGATGCCTCTAGATTGGTGTATGGTAGTAGGAGACAAAGAATGCGGACTTGATCCAGAAGTTCTACCATTAACTAGTATTAACGAACGAGGGTTTGATGCACTAGTATTCAATCCAATCAAAGGATTTAGGGCAGAATTCATGCCTGTAGAAATTGTTAATATCTATCAAGATGTGCGCTGGTATTTTCCTAAAATGAAAAACGGACAATTACTGACAGTGCCATTACACGATGAAAAAAATCCACCCTGTGTATATTTTGTCAAAGAAGTATCAAGGCAAAGTGAAGTTTTACAACTACACAAATTGATCTAATTAAATACACACATTAAGGAGTTAATATGAAGGCAGGAAAAGTATGGGGACAAACAGAATTGCTAGAAGCCAACGGTGTTTTGGAGTTTCACCGAATCGAAGCCAAAGCGGGCGGCGTATGTTCAAAACACAAACACAAATTTAAGTGGAATGGATTCTTTGTCGAATCCGGAGAGATGATCATCCGTGTTTGGAAAAACAATTATGATCTCGTGGATGAAACATTGCTCAAAGCCGGACAATACACAAAAGTTGCCCCAGGCGAATATCATCAATTTGAAGCAGTAACCGACTGCATTGCTTTTGAGTTGTATTGGGCAGAATTTGACCACGATGATATCGATCGTGACACGGTTGGATACTCTAAAGATAAAAAATAAATGTTCACTCCCGAATATCAAGAGAAATTAAAAAAACTGCATACCGACAGCAAATCATTTGGAAATAAATCTGTTATTCCAGAAGATATCACTCTTTTGATTGAAAAATATCAAGTTGATTCTATATTAGATTTCGGGTGTGGGAAAGGACACATGGTCCTTGCGTTAAAAGAAAAATATCCGGATATTAAAGTTTACGGATTTGATCCTGGAATAGAAAGCTTTGACAATCTTCCAGAAAATGTTGATATGATTTTTAGCTTTGATGTGTTAGAACACATCGAACCGGAACTATTGGATGAGACAATAGTTGATCTTGCACAAAGAACTAACAAGGTTATGTATCATTTGATTGCTTGCCATCCTGCTAAAAAAAATCTCAGCGATGACAGGAACGCACATTTAATTGTAGAAAATCCAGAATGGTGGAAACAAAAACTTCAAGCATTACCTAATTGGAAAATATACAACGATCATTCGGTGGTGTACGAGGGAAGACCTACAACTCAGCAAGGGGTATCGTTTGATGTTGTGAAATTACTAGTCACTATGGAAAAGGTTTAACATGGGGTCTCTCAAGCCAGGTACAACTTACATCTACGAGCGAAATGGCGAAGAAGTATATGCTCGAGAGTTTGGTGAGACAGACCGTAAGTTGATTGGATACAAATACGAAATGGAAGACAAGCCGGATCCTCGAACCGATGACGGTCGTCCGTTAATTGAGCACATAAAAGAAAATAAACTGTGGGGCGATATTCATCGAGCAGCCAAAACAAATAGTGCTTTACAAGAAGCACTAGAACGTGTTAAAATAATATATCATCTAAGCAAAGACCATGGCAAAAAATAAACACGTAGACCTATTCAAAGATATGATACCTTGTGTAGATCAAGGAATCAAAGAATTATGGGATGCAGTCACGGACGAAGGTAGAAAAGAAATCAAGGGCGATCTGTGGAATCTCAATCGATACATCAGCAGTGTCGCAACCTCCGATCAAGAGATACAAGAACACTATCTACTCGTAGTTAATGAATTCTATAACAAGAATTGGGCATTGATCGGTAAACATCCTAAACTACAATGGCTAACCTTAGCGGCATGCAGCCATCACAGCAAATCTAAACAATTCCATGAATGGATTCCTCTTAAGAAAGAAAAGAATAAAAAAGAAGAATTGCTTGCAGAACTATTTCCAACTATGAAAAGGTCAGACATTGCTACACTTGCATCCATTACCACAGATCGTGAAATCAAAGACTACTGCCAAGGACTTGGCTGGGACAAAAAACAAGTCAATGCAATTAAACTTTAAATGCGAATATTGCGGCAAATTGTTTGCCAAGGAAAAAACCTTAACAGTACATGTCTGCGAACAAAAACGCAGATATCTTAGTCGTGACGAAAAACATGTGATGATGGGATTATTGACCTTTCAGCGATTCTATCAACTTACACAAAAAGCACAGCAGCCTAAGACATTTGACGAATTTGCTACTTCGAGTTTTTACACAGCCTTTGTAAAGTTTGGAAGTTTCTTGGTTAATACAGCGCCTATCTATCCAGAAAGATTTATTGACTTCGTGGTAAAAAGTGGAGTTAAATTAGATCATTGGTGCAGAGATGAATTGTACATTAATTATATCACTGAACTTGTAAAGATAGAACCTGCCGATGGCGCTATCCAACGCTCTATTGTCACGATGATGTCCTGGGGAGAAAAATACACAGCGCCATGGGAACATTATTTTGCCTACGTGCATCTTAATCGAGCCACGCATGATATTAAAGAAGGGCTGGTATCTCCATGGATGATATTAAATACTCGGTCTGGCAAGGAAATGTTACAGCGTATGAACGATGAACAATTAGAAATTGTTGGTCCGATCATAGATCCGCAGTTTTGGTTGCGTAGATTTAAATCTTTGCCGGCAGATCTAGAATTAGTCAAAGATGTTATAAAAGAGGCAAAAATATTGTGACAACAGAAAACAAAGAAAAATTTATTTCCAATGATGACATTGAAATCGAAGTTATGAGCACCGAAGAAGATTCACAACATTGTGTATACGTTAAATTTTCAAACTTTGCCGAGGCCGAGGATGCTGACGAATACGCTGAATTTCTAGCTGAAACATTACCCCTGTTATTGTTTGAAACCACAAGGATGCAATAATGCCTGATATTGATATAGACTTTGTAGACAGAGATACTGCATTGAAATTATTCAAACATATCCCTGCTAGTCGTGTTGATAACAATCAATTGACCAAACACAACACTGGAGTCTATCTACATAATGTACCCATGAATGCAGTAGAAGCTGTTTGTAGTGTGCCCTATGATCATGTAGAAGCAGAAAAATATTTCAAGATTGATTTTTTAAATGTTGGCATTTATAAAGGTGTCAGAGATGAAATTCATCTCGTTCAATTAATGGAGACTGAGCCATTATGGGATCTACTACAAGACAACGATTTCGTTCAGAATTTGTTCCATGTGAATAGTCATGGCAGTATTCTAAGGCAGATGGAACCAAAATCTATCGAACAACTAGCAGCCGTTCTAGCAATGATTCGACCTGCAAAACGTTATCTAATTGGCAAAGACTGGACTACGGTGATGAGGGAAGTTTGGACGAAACCAGACAATGAAGAATACTTCTTCAAGCAATCGCATGCTACTGCGTATGCTGTAGCCATTGTGGTGCAGATGAATTTGATCTGTGAGCAGGTCAGTTACGGGTATAGTTAACCTATTTTTCTAACCAAGGTGATCGACTTACGTTTGATTCTTTTGACAATGATATCGTTGAGGCTGGTACAGGGACCATGCACTAATTTAACATCTTTGGTTGAAAAATTCTTGATCACATATCTAAAATTAAAGATCTCACGTGCCAGAAAAATATTGATAGGAATTTGTCTATTTGATTCCCACCACCATGCTTCACCTAACTCTAGAAATCGTTTTTTTTCCTCGTCTGTTTTTATCATAGAATAGTCATACATACTAGTGACCTGGGCATCTTGGTTGATAATGATGCCCACATATTCGTGGCTAACATGCACTATAACGCTGATAAAAGGGAAATTTTCTTGTAGGTTAGTTGTTATTCTCATTCGATAAATACTGCTAAAGGTCCGTTAGTGTATGCAATTTAATCCTGTTTATTTATATGTCAACAAACTCGATGTATTTACCACCCCGACGGACACTTGGTCAACTGAGAGGTATCGCAGAGTGTATAACAGAAATCTAAAAATATTTCGAGGTGTTGATAATCGCATTGACATCCAGGTCCGTAACAGTGATCAAAAGGCCAGCAACATCGTTGGCAGCACTTTGGTATTTAATCTCATTAGCCAAGACACCAAAGATTTAGTGCTACAGAAAGATTTCACTGCCATGGATCTTGCCACAGGCAAGGTCACAGTTATTGTCACTGCCGAAGAGCTTCTGGATCTTGATATGGGATTCTATAACTACAGCATAGTCAAGGAAATTCGATCCACTATAGATAGCACAGACTACACAGTGACTTCTAAAATGCCCTTATACATGGACAGTCAATACGACACCGTGGGCACCTTGGAAGTCACAGGCGATGTATATGGAGGAGTGGCCGACAGTGTGATAGTAGATACATTCAACTATACCAATCCATTTACCCAGGGTGCTTCAGAACCCTTGCCATTCTATGTCAGTGCAATCATAGATGCTAGACCCAACACATCACCGGCTTATCCCATTCATACATTTCAATTTTACACAACCAATTACACCGGCACAGTGGAGATACAAGCCAGCCTTGACGCACAAGGTGCCACACCACGAGATACCAAATTTAGCACCGTTGCAACAGTTGATTTAGCCAATGAAAAATACAAGAATGTCACAGGCAAGTATAATTGGTTTAGAGTCAAACACATTCCGGCAACAAACAACACAGGAACTGTTGACAAGATACTGTATAGATAGTATACTTGTAGCATGACTCTTGTCGTTGATAAATTTCGAACACTGCTTCCGCCTCGTGCTAAATCAAGTCCCTCTGGTTGGACATCATTCAACGCACCTTGCTGTCAACACAGAGGACACAGCCCAGACACTCGCAAACGTGCTGGCATAAGATTCGACGGCAACGGCATAGTCTATAACTGTTTTAATTGCAAATTTACCACTGGGTGGCAACCTGGCAGTAGCATAGGCGAGAAGATGAAAACCTTATGTAGGTGGTTAGGAGCCGGCGAGGATACCATCAAAGAACTTGTATTTGAAGCGATGAAAACAGAAAGTGATGATTACCGTCCAGAACATCACGAAACTAAACTAGAGTTTACAGACAAAGAACTACCAGAAGGTGCAATGCCTTTGTTAGAATGGGTAAACAGCAAATACTGGAAAGATATATCTTCAGAAGTAGAGCTCGTGATTGCCTATGTTGTGAGTAGGGGATATGATCCGTTTGATGGCAACTTTTTCTGGAGTCCTGCATCTGGGTACGAACACCGTGTTATCATTCCTTTTAAGTGGGAAGAGCGCATTGTAGGTAATACTGCAAGAAAAGTAACCTCTGGTAAACCTAAATATCTATCGGATCAACACCCTCATTTTGTTTTCAATTTTGATCAACAAAAAGAAAATCAGAAGTATATATTTGTATGTGAAGGTCCATTTGACGCCTTGGCCATCGACGGTGTAGCACTGCTCACTAATGAGGTTGCTGAACAACAAAGCAGAATAATCAATAGCCTAGGTGCTGAAGTTATTGTTATTCCCGATCAAGATCGAGCAGGGGTAGTGTTATTTGATCGTGCAGCAGAACTTGGGTGGGCAGTGGCCATGCCAAATTGGGATGCTGATGTAAAAGATGTAGCAGATGCAGTATGTCGATATGGAAAGCTGTTTGTGCTAGTAGATGCAATAAAAACAGCACAACAAGGACAGATTAAAATTAATATGGCTAAGAAACAACAAGAACACAAATTAGAGAGGTTAGGAAATGTTTAAAAGAATCGTAGACTTTGTGCTGTATCCCCTTAACAAATATCTCGAACATAGAAGATTTAAACGCAGGCTAGAGGAATTGCGAAAACGTGATCCTTTCATTTACAAATGATCGCCTGGGGAATAAATGCACTAAATCACGGAAGTAGTCTTGCAGTTTTTAAGGACCAGAAACTACTGTCAAATAAATTTAGTGTTGACGATGAACTCAGTAGTGATATAAGCTATAGTGCCCTAAGCTGCGGAGCACCAAGTCGTATCTTTTGGTACGAACAACCCTGGCTTAAAAAAGCAAGACAATTACGTGCAGGTCAATTGAATAGAGCATTTGATTTAAGTATACTTCCTAGAAGATATTTGAACAACATAGAATTACAGCATGTACCAATCACTTATACTCCGCATCATGCCAGTCATGCCGCGGCAGGCTATTATACCAGCCCATTCAATCACTGTGCTATTGTCGTACTCGATGCAATAGGCGAGTTTGAATGTGCTACCATATGGGAAGGCAAACACGGTGAAATGCGTAAAGTATGGAGTCGCAGCTATCCAAATAGTCTAGGATTATTTTATAGTGCATTTACACATGTTCTAGGAATGACTCCCATTCAAGATGAATATCAATTACAACAAATGTCTGAAAAAGGCGATCCTAAAATTTTTTATTATAGAGTAAAGAAATATTTTACAGGTCTACTAGAGTTGAATTATAATTTTCACAAAGGTGTTAACGATCAAAAATTCTATATAGATAGCATAGAAGACGAATGCAATCTTGCAGCCGCCGTGCAACTGGTATTCGAAGAACAAATTGAAATGATCATGAATAAGACAAAAGAATTAACTAATTCTGATTGTCTAGTATACATGGGCGGTTGTGCTATGAACAGCAAAGCCAACAAGATAGTAGTTGAACCTAAATTCAAATATATTTGGTCATTGCCTAATCCTGGAGATCCAAGCAGTTCAGTAGGTGCGGTTTTATATCATACTAAACAAAGAGAATGGGAATACGACTTTGGTGTTGTAAAGCATATAAAGATTAGTGTATAATAGTATTATGATAAAAGATTACGGATACGAAGTACAAAAGTTATATCTTGAATTAATGCTGGCAGATGCTGAAGTGTTTGTTCGCTGTCAAGGTATCTTTGATCACAGCCTATTTGATCGCAAACTACAAGATGCAGCAGAATTCATACATGAATATGCCAAAGGCTACAATGTATTGCCTGATTATGAAATGGTCAATGCTACATGCAGATTAGATTTGGCCAAGCCTAGTGAGCTCAAAGATGGCCATATGGATTGGTTCATGGATGAATTTGAAAAGTTTACTCAACACAAGGCTCTTGAACGTGCGATTATACAATCAGCTGATTTATTAGAAAAACATGACTACGGTGCAGTGGAGGTATTAATCAAAGAAGCTGTACAGATCGGACTTGCTCGAGATATGGGCACAGATTATTTTCATGACCCTAGAGGTCGATTAATGGGCATCAAAGACAAGAACGGACAGGTAAGCACAGGCTGGCCCAGTATGGATCGTAGATTGTTTGGTGGCTTTAATCGCGGAGAGCTTAATATCTTTGCAGGTGGATCAGGTGCAGGTAAAAGTCTGTTCTTGGCTAATCTAGGTGTGAACTTTGCACTTGCGGGGTTGAATGTGGTTTACCTAACACTAGAACTTTCAGAAGCATTGGTATCGATGCGTATTGATGCTATGGTCACAGGAATATCCACAAAAGACATCTTCAAGGATCTCGATGATGTTGAAATGAAAGTCAAAATCATTGGTAAGAAATCTGGCTTGTTACAAGTCAAATATATGCCCAGTGGTAAGACTGCTAATGACATTCGTGCATATCTAAAAGAATATGAAATCAAAGTAGGCAAGAAAGTTGACGTATTGTTGGTTGACTATTTGGATTTGTTGATGCCCTTGAGCAAGAAGATTTCACCAGCAGACTTGTTTATCAAAGACAAGTATGTATCAGAAGAACTGAGAAATCTTGCAGTGGAAAAGAACTGTGTGTTTGTCACTGCGGCACAGTTGAATCGTGGTGCAGTTGAAGAAGTCGAGTTTGATCACAGTCACATCAGTGGTGGCTTATCTAAGATTCAGACAGCGGACAATGTGTTTGGCATCTTTACCAGCCGTGCTATGCGTGAACGTGGTAGGTATCAATTACAGTTAATGAAGACTCGTTCAAGCAGTGGTGTGGGCATGAAGATTGATCTTGAATTCAATCTAGAAAGTTTGAAAATCAGTGATCTACCCGAGGATGAACAAGAAAGTCATAATGGTGCAGCTCGAGGTGGCAGCAGTATAATTGAGCAGATCAAACGCAAGGCAGAACTAACCGCACGTGAAGAGCCCAGTGAAGGACAACCTGTGGCCAAGGTGCGAGCCCAAGTAGAAAGCACCAAACTGCGTGAAATTCTAAACAGCATGAACACAGACGATGAAGAATAAGAAAGTAGAACTGTTAAAATGGTTGCCCTCTGAGGGAGAAAACATCGAAATCGACTGGCCCAAAGTACACAAAACCATAGGCGTGGATCAGACCAAATGGCTGCTTAAACAACCGCAAGAATCATGTCAGTTGATGCTGGAACGCAATGACATGTATTGCCGATTAATTGCTGAATTCTATGACGAAAAAACATTGGTATCCTATCACCTAATGTGGGCTAAATAATGAATGCGAGCAAAAGAATTCATCACTGAACGTCAGCTGCCCAAACGTGTAAGTCGGGCAATGAACACTACCTTTCAGTTTCCTACCATGCCTAGTTCAGATGGATATCAAGTCTATAGATTTGGTATGGCCATGGCCAATCACGAAGAGCCGCCCTATGGTCCTGCTGGTCAGCATGCTGTGATCAGTGCATATACCCCCGAAGAAGAAGAGATCATACATGCAGCTGAACGAGTCACTGGCCATAAGGGACGAATACTAGCTGATCGCGGAAGCCACGAACGTGATAGCACAGAAACACAGAGTCCTGTGGCCAAACCCAAACGCAATCGCTACGGAGTTTAACGTGCGATTAAGAGAATTCTCCCAAACAGATTTTGTCACGGTAAACACAGAACTAAATCCCAAACTATGGCAAGAAGGCAGACTAGACGGCAAAGTGCGCCTTAAGCTGTTACAGATAGCCAGAGCGTTTGTGGATTTCGTAGGTGTGGATCTGGCTGTGAAAGACTATACCATAACTGGATCTAATGCCAACTATACGTGGAGCAAGTACAGCGACCTTGATCTGCATGTGATCATTGAAGGTGAAGTATCAGATGCACAAAGAGAGCTGTTTTCTGCGAAAAAGGCACTGTGGGCAGAATACCATGATATCACTGTAAAGGGTCTGCCTGTGGAGTGTTATGTACAGGGCGAATCAGAAACACATCACAGCACAGGAGTCTACAGTGTCATGGACAGCCGTTGGTTGATCAAGCCTCAGAAGACAGAACCTGATCTAGATGATCAAGCAGTGGAAGCCAAAAAGGACAGCATGCTCAGTCAGATGGAACAGGCCTTGTTAAGCAAAGATCTAGAAAAACTGCGGTCAGTCAAAGACAAAATTACCACCATGCGCCGTGCTGGTCTCGATCGTGCTGGTGAATATTCTGTGGAAAATGTGGTGTTCAAGATACTGCGCAATCTAGGCCTGATAGATCAAATCACCGAAAAAATAAGAGAGCTGGAAGATGCCGAGCTCTCTTTGGAACAACAGACCAACGTATTAGATTAATCGTTCCTAACACCAAACAACTGTAAGAGGTTGATGAAGATATTAATGAAGTTCATGTACAGACTCAATGCACCTGATATCTCCACAGCGTCTGTGGTATCCACAGAAATCATTTCACGTATGCGTTGCGTGTCGTAGGCAGTCAATCCCAAGAATATAATAATAGCCAGGGCTGAGATCACAGTGGCCATCACACTAGAGCCAATAAAGATGTTGACGATGCTGGCTATGACAATGGCAATCAATCCTATGAACATAAACTGCCCTAGGCTCTCTAGACTGCGTTTGGTAAAGTAACCATAGCCGCTCATCACAGCAAACAGTATGGCCGCACCCATGAATGCACTAACAATCGATCCCATGGTAAACACTGCAAAGATCATGCTAAAGCTCAGACCCATAAGTGCCGCAAAACCATGTAGGCATAACTGTGCCACGCCCTTGCTGGGATTATTACCCAATACGTAACTGATGCCAAAGATCGCAGCCAAGGGTGCAAAGATCACGATCCATTTTAATATGCCAGTGAAAAAGAACTGTACGAGTTCTGGTGTTGTGCCTACCCAATAACTGACCAACATCGATACTAAGACTGCTAGACTCATGTGTGCATACACCCGTCCCATGGCTGCGTTGATGTCAGCTGCCGAACGATAGGCTAGGGTTCCTTGATCTGAATAATTTACTCCAAACATTGAATACTCCTTGTGGTTAGATACTTAATTATACAGGGAAATTCGTCAAAGGTCAACTAGCTGCGTTCGCTGGGTGTGTACAATTTCACAAAGCCCTGCCAGGTGTCGCCAGTTCTAGCAGTCATACGTTCCGCCAACTGTCGAGCCATGTCTTCAGCCAAAACTCTCTGTTTCTGGGTGAATCTTGTGCCAGTGAGATCCTGGCTTTTGATGGTTTGCCCGGTGACTGTGCTGCGAGCCATGGGTAATAGATATTGTTCGCTCATGCAAATATTTATGCCAAATATCGATTCCATATGTGATCAGCAAAACGACTGTGATGCAGCACACTGGGATGCATGTCGTTTTCAGCTCGTGGTATCAAAGGATCAAGTATGACCCGACAACTGGTATGATCTACTGGCACAGTGTACCAAGTTTTGGGATCGGGTATTATGTACGGCTCACGCAGCGATTTATCAAGGTCACGTCTTGCCTGTTCAAGTTGATCCAACGATGTTTGAGTTTCTACACTTAGATGTATGACTCTAGCACCCGTGGCACATAGAAAGCCATCAGTCATAGTTTGTAGAACCAGACTATTGTAGTATCTATTATAGATGCCCATGGGTTCTAGATAAGTGTTCTTGGTTGAGTCTTCTATGTACTTTCGAATGTAGGCATCCGTACGATCTGTGCTATGCTGTGATCGACTCAGTCCAAAAAGTTTATTGAATCCTAGAATAACTGTGCGCCATCCCTGCATTGGATCTGTAATGTTACAAAATGGCACTGATGTACGAGCAGGCCACTGTAGACTCAGTCTTGACAAATATGTCCACATAACTATGACCGTGTCCGTGGGCAGAATATTTTTGGCTTGAACTGCACACTGACGAGCTATCTGCTGAAAACAAGCGCCACGGCGAGCATGATTCTGTACTGGAATGCCAAGACGACGGCCCAATACCGCAGGCCATGCATATTCACTGGGTTGATATAGGTGTATGTCTTCCCACTGAATCTCGATGCGTTGCTCACGGATTTCATCAGCAGTGAGTGGTCTTCCCGAACTGTCACAGACAGGCTTGACCACATCCGGAAGTGCGAAACCCTGTGTGATAGAACAGCCAAAAGTATGTAGTGTGGTCATATACAATAATTATCAACTAGAGTTCTAGGTGGGATTATTCCTGGCGAAGCGCAGCGCAAAATTTTTTTGTGCAGAGCACTAGAGCGCAGATTTTTCTCAGTCACTGACCGCATGTTCAACCTGCACTGTGTAGATCATGCCCCCTAGGATCCGTTGATATATCACAGCACAGTCTCTGACCCAAAATTCCATGCAGTTGTGCGAATCTATGACTAGGATGTAGATCATAGTGTATTTACAGTCCGGGACTATATATGTGTATGTTAACTGTAATTGACAGCACCGGTGAATACCACTGCACAGTGACTATCCAAGGTCCTGTGGGTATAATACAGATTCACGATCTAGTATGGTGTCCTCCAGATAGACAAGACTTGCTGGAGATATACTATTGGCAATCATATGCTGTGCTGCAAGGTGCATATCACTGTTGCTTTAGTTTACCTGGTAAGGTACAGTTGTTGACAGCGTAGAACCCACGGTGTTAAATGGGCTAGAAACATAACAAACCACATCACAGGCATAGACCAATCTACTCCGCATATGGCACTGGGAGTAAACACACTGTATATAAACCCTAGCAAGAATAGGGGAGCGGGCGCAAGGCTGAGAGTGGTGTATATGATTCGCATATGGTATTTACAAGGGTTGACACAGTGTAGAACTTTAGCTATAATAGCTGCTATGACAACAATCACAACAAAGACCTGTGGCATGTGCCTAATATCGAAACCATTAAGCGAGTTCGGTAGGGACGGTGGACGGCATGGCTATCCTAGATATGAGTGTAAACAGTGTGCCAGCGCACAGAGTAAAACACTGAGAGCAATCAAGAAAACCGCGCCCCCAGTGGCTGATGATCATCAATGTCCTATATGTAGACGCGACTTTGCAATGATGCAGGGACACAGTACTAGACTCAAAGGCTGGGTCTGTGATCACGATCATGTGACTGGGCTGTTCCGAGGATGGCTGTGTCACAAGTGTAATCTAGGATTGGGCAATCTCGCAGACGATGTAGAACGATTACAACGTGCAATAGAATATCTGAGGGGTTAGCCCGACGGGGTCTAGAGGCCTAAAAAATTGCGGCGTAAAAAATTTGGGTGGAGTACTTATGTTTCTTGGGTGGTGAATCTAGACCCCATAGCTGCTAGTTAGCGCATACTAACATACTACGTGTATACCGACCACCCCACCATGACCACCACCGGCCCCTCACCATGACCTCAGCACCTCGGCGATTGATTGGCCTTACACTGTCTCAGGTGACCACAGCAGATCTTCTCCGCAGCGTTGTCCCAGTTGGGCATCTGATCGAACAGAGTCTTGCCCTGAGATATCTTTGGGTCCCAGGCTGTGTCCCTGCGATCGTGTGTAGCGCAGCCCGTGCTAGCTGCTGCGAGCGCGATCAATAACAGCAGCGCAGACTGCTTGGCTTTCTGTATCTTCATCCAGTGTCTCCCATAAGAACTCTTGTATCATTATCTCTGTGATGCCGTGTGCATCTACGCGATCACGCCCCTCTAGGCTCTTGAGGAATAGTATGTGCTGCTCTACATCCTGCACCGACCACAGCAGTTGTGCCAGCTTGTGTTGCCGCTTGGTGAGTCCGTGTATGGTGATCATGCCAGGCTCTTTAGATAGTCACACATGTTCTGCCATGTGTTTGCAGGTACCTCTGTAGGTGTATCCTGGACACGTACATGAGTGTTCTGTGACTGTGTACGTTTGCCCACTACTACCAATAACTGTGCGTCCATGAGTTTCTTTCTTGATTGTGAATAAGTTCTTGTTGCCTGGTGCAAACTTCCTACCTCTCTTGTCGAATCCTTTGATTGGGTTCTTGAAGTAGAACGGCTTAAGCTCGTTGACTTTTACATATGCTACTAGATTGTTACCGTCTAGTAGATATGTGTGGGCGTGGAATGCGCCCCCTGTGGTTTCTACCAGTGCTTGCATTAGGCAAATCTAGCCACTACATTACGAGCGCTGCCAGCATCGATCACTAGGTTGTCAGTAGGACGATACATGCTGAGTTCAGAGACTGTGTTGTTGCCAATAGGCACTGCCCTGCGGATGGTGCGTACTTTAGGCAAGCGAGTGTCGCGATACAGTTTGCTCACTGTGGCTGCTTGCTCGACTGTGTTACAGATGGTAACACGCAGGGTCACATCACCTGAGCGGCCTTCGGGTATGTTCTTGCCGATGAAGCCCAGGGCTCGCACCGGTTTCCCGTTCTTGGTGCGGCCGTTTTCTAACAAGAATGATTGATAAGCGAGATCAGTTACTGAACGGTTAGTGAATGTCTGATCTTTTTCCAAGAAGCCCAAATACTTCTGAATCTGACCGTTGCTCACTGCCCGGCCACGCTCACCTGTGACTACTAATACTTCATTGCCCAGCATGAACTCTACTACCACAGGGTTAGTGTTGGCATCAAAGAATCCCATGGCCTTGTTTTGTGTGTATTCAACTACTTTCATTTTTCGCTCCTGTTTGTGTGTGTATGTGTTTATTATAAGGTCAAATGCTCAAACTGTCAACCGAATTCGTAGATAAATTCGGCCATTGTAGGATCCAGCTGGATCAAGTCTCGTGCCGCGTTGGTCAATGCACGATAGCGAGCCTGTGTTTCCGTGCGTGACAGTTCGCCATCACAGCTGAGGTTCTCAGGACTCAGTGCGCTGTCAATGTGTCGTGCCACGAACTCACGTCCCTTGGCGGTCTGGACTTCAAAGACCACGCAGTTGCCGCTGAACAGTGAGTTCCAACGGTTTTGCTGATCAATGTATGCCTGTAGTGCTTTCATGTGTGCTCCTTTGTGTGTATGTGTATATTATACGGTCTTTTGAAAGACCTGTCAACCAACTGGGTTATTCCTGTTCGATGAAGATCAGCACTGCGGCCACTGCCAAGCCCAACACCAACTGACCAGTAAAAGCTAGGATTACGGGGATGATCCATTCCATGTTAGACTCCTGCGATTGTAGTTAAAAAACCAGCAGTGATCAACAGCATAGCTTGGATGATGCCAGAGACCCAACCTAAATATACCACAGCACAGAATCCGATCAGTTGTAACATAGTTCGCTCCTTTTGTTTAACTTAGCCTCTAGTATACGATCAAACACCCAAAGTGTCAACCAATATCAGTGTTGCAGAACTGCCACATCTTCAGTGCATCACCACGCAGTCCCATCAATATGCCTTCATAGTCCCTGTATGAGCAGAAAGCCCACACACGTTCCGGACTGTAGGTATAGCTAGGCACCCCCATCGTCCTACCCCAATCGTAGGTGCGTTCGGTGTTGTGCTGAGTGCAGATCCGCTTGGCTGTTGAAGCCAATTTGTAGTACTTCTCCATGCGTCCCGACTGCTGATCATAGACTACGAAACCCACGGCTGCTCCTTAGTAGTGTCTACGGCCACCGCCGTGGCACTCTTGAACATAGATAGGACCTTGGCCTGGTGCGCTGTAGACCTGGCGCAGAACACAGGTGGCCGGCATGTGATCGTGTCGATGACCTTGATGCATAGGCACTGACTGTGGTTGGTCATGCTGTGGCTGTGAACCAGGCTTGGCAAGTTGATAACCAATCAAGGCTCCTATGGCCACGCCCAGGACATCGCGTTGTGTGATGTCTGCATGAGCTGGAACTGCTATCACAGCGGCTAGGGCAACAATGGCGATCTTCACGTGTTTCATTTTGATTCCTTTGTGTTAATATCTGTAGTATAAGACCTTTTGGCTAGGCTGTCAACCCCTACTAACTGCTATTGCTCTGTGGATTTCTGTTAGGGCCGCACGATGCGCCAAGGAATACATGCGAGTGACCAACAACACATGACCGTCGAGAGCATAGACTGTGAACTGTCCTCTCTGTGTCTCTAGCAAGAATCTCGCCATGTTTCGCTCCTTGTGTTGTTGTGGCGCCGTGGACGGGAATCGAACCCGCCTGAGTCTGATAGACAATCAGATGCCCTACCCAGAGGACTACCACGGCAAAATCTCAGTTAGAAAAGAATTAAAGGAACCATTGTGCATCTATCTCTTCCCAGGGGAACGTCTCCACAAGGGCCTGCACGGTCATTACTGCCTAGATTCTCCACCGCAACTCCAGGTCCACACGGCCTATGCCGCTGACCTTGTTTCATGCTCCTGGACTCGACCAGCGCCCGTCGGTACTGTCATCTTCCCAGTCGCCTAGTGGTCTAGGTAACCTTTAACTCTTATCTAACTGTTTTGTTATCGCGGAGGCCGAGTCTCCTAACTCGCTTCGAGTCCCTTGGTTCCAACCCTTTTTGCATCGCTGCTGGGTTCTTACATTCGAGGACCGCCTTGCTTTTTCTTTCTTCTTGTTTCTATTATATGCTCAAACTGCCAATCTGTCAACCAACTGCTCTCAATAACCCTACAAGTCCTATGGCTAATGAAATCACATTAACCATCAGCTGCGGGCGGTTCTTAACGCGGAATGCCCATGTTAAGAACAGCACTGTGCCTACAGCAAACACGATGATGTTATAGGGATAAGCTGCAGGACCTACAGCGTTGAGAATGTGCCCTAGCACTATGGCTACAGCACCTGTCCATTGTAGAAGTTCATTTGTTTTGTTCATGTGTGTATTGTAACACTGAACACCCAATCTGTCAACCAAATTAGGTGTTGTTTTTTCGCAACAGATCAGCGCCGTCGTCCACATCAACCACCAACTTGCATGAAGTGAGGTTCTGGTTCAAACGCTGGATCAAGCTGTCTCGATCACAGCCTTGACCTAGGAACTGATCGTCGCTCTTGCGATAAGCATAGATCACATCGCCCATCTGTTCCAACCTTACTTCGACCACATCAAGCTCTGCAGTGGGTTCTTGGGGGGTCAGGCCGGCCAACTGTTGCTGCTGTCGCAGCATGAGATCATTCAGTTGCCGTTCGGTCACTCCTAGTTCCTTTAGGATCTCACGGAAGATATTTCGATGGAATCTAGCGGCCGTCTGGTAACCTAACCAGAACACCACCACCAAGATCAGCACAGTTTCTATCATGTCCATATTTATGCGAACTCTGGGGTTTCGATCTTGGAGAGCATGTTCGCAGGCACTCGCCACAGGCCATTCACAGTCTTAACCGTGACATACTTGATAGCGATCTTGGTGATCACTCCTGTGACGTTGCGTCCCAGTTTGGTGCTGGTGAAGTTCACATTGTCTCCCACAGCCAGGCCTCGCTTGACTTCTCGTGTGAGTCGAGCCCGGCCATACTTGACCGCATCTATGATCGAACTGAGTTCATCGTTGGTGAAGTTGCCATGCATGATGGCCTGATTGACTTGACTGATGTTCATGTCTGCTCCTGTGTGTATGTGTTTATTATACTGCCTTTAGGCCAAACTGTCAACCCCTTAAGCAGCGGGGCCGGTAGCCCCAAAGACCCTTACGCTGTCTGGGTCTCTACAAACTGCATAAGCTCTTCGTATGTTGCCTCATATGCATACGCGATCTCGTCGTCAATTGCGTCTGTCTCTAAGTTGTCTCCCACGTACTTAACGGCCTCTACAAGCGTAAAGCCTGTGTCTCTGCAATAGTTTGCAAATACTACTAAATGATGTCTAGACATGTGTTTCCTTTTACTGTTTAAAAACTTATTATAGCACACACTTGTCCAAAATGCAAGTGTGTGCTAAAGACCCTACACGTTGTAGTGTTACAGCTCCATGCTAGCATAGCCGTTGTCTTGCATACCCTGCTCTGTAAACATAACCTCTGTTCCTAGCAGTGTACTAATCGCATCTACAAAGCCGCTGTCTGTGTACAGTCTCCAACTGCCCTCGTACTCTGTGTCGCCGTTAACTGTGTAGCACACTGTAATGTGTATGCTACTATCGCCTTCCAATTCGTCCCACCATTGCTCGTGTATGTGTATGCTTGTAACTGTAACTGCCTCTAGCTCGCAGTCCCATATACTGTCGCCCGCAAGTTGCACTAGTACATTGCAGTCGTATGTTGTGCTAATGCTGTCTGTGTTAGTCTCTGTACCTGCTAGTGTCAGCTTGTCGCTAACATTAAATGTCGTTGCTTGCATTGTGTGCTCCTATTGCATTGTTTAAAAACTTATTATAGCACACTACTGTCCAAAATGCAAGTAGTGTGCTAATAACCCTTACGCTGTAGTGTTATTAGTAGCTGTCGCTTGTAGCTTCGTCTACTGCACAAGCTAACGCATTAAACGCACTTTGCACAGTGTATGCGTCGTCTAAACCCATTTCGTCTAGCAAAATTTGTACGCTAAACATTAAACTGTCTAAACGCTGTTTTTGTGCTTGTAAGTCTTGCATTGTGTTCCTTTGTTGCTAAGTTGTTATTATAGCACACTACTGTCCAAAATGCAAGTAGTGTGCTAATAGCCCTATGCTTTACTCTACTATTACAATATTAGTTGTACGCAGGTGCTTGCTTGCTGTTGCAATAGTGCGTTGCACTTCACTTTGTAAATCTTCTGCAAGTAAGTCCCCACTAACATAGTTGCATTTTGCTTGTACAGGAAAACGCATTTTGTAGTTAGTGCCCACTAACTCTTTGTGTACATTAAATGCAATTTGCATTTTATAGGCATTTAATTTTTTGTTGTAAACTAGTTTAGCGTATGCTATGCATTGTGTTAACATCGTGTGCTCCTGTGTGTGTAAGTAGCTATTATAACGCACAATGTCCAATCTGTCAACCAAAAAAAAGAGACCCTACATTACATAGGGTCTCCAAGGTCACCGTACCGGGAGCGAGTCGGATTTACGCGGTAACAGTCTCTGCCTTTACAGCGGAGTTCTTGGCAGTCACGGAGACTGGATTCTTCTTCTCAGCGTAGGCCAGAGCAGCTTCGATAGCTGAGTTGCCCTTGCCGAAGCCTGTGCTCTTCAAGTGCTGAACGGCTTCAGCCTTGGTCATCTCTGTGGGCAGCTCTACGATGTCCACATCAGTGTGACCGTTCTTCTGCAGGATCTTCACACGCATTGTGTCATTGGCAAACCGAACCTTGGTCTTGCCTTCGTGTGTTGAGACGCCTACAACTGCAAATTTCTTATCTGTACTCATTTTACTATTTCCTTTTTCTCTATGTGTGTTTAAAGTGTATGCCAATTCTTCAGCATGTTATTAGTATAGCACCGATTTGATTCAGCGTCAACCATTCATTTTACCAAATTAACCTGTATGGTCACAGCCTCCTGTTCATCAAGGGCAGCAACGAACTCGTCATCGAAGACCAGATCCTGCATGCTGAGATCAATCATCTCTTCTACCCTGGCGAGATCCGGGGATCCTGATCCTTGGCAGCTCACGGTAAAAGTAAAGGTGTAGGTTCTCATTCTGTGATCAATCCCAGTTTGTTGTTCTTCTCAACTCCGTCTTTGATCCACTCTGTGAGCTCTTCCTCTGGATTCTCAGCTTCGTATTCAGCGATGGATTCTGAGATACCGAACATGTCATCAAGATCATCGCCGATGGCAGCTCGCACAGTTGCTGAAGTCTCACCACTATACTCGTGGTAGTCATCGAATCCATCTTCCCATTTACCACAGTAGCCCATACCGGGTTCGTAGTAGTAAAGTGTGACTTCAAAGCCTTGTTCAGCCAATGCTTCTGCGATTGGAACTGGAGGTGACCAGGCACTGTCAAAGTTGCCGCTGAATCCAAGACCGTCTTGGTCGATCTCTACGCTGTCACAGGTGACATCCCACTTGGTACCCCACTTGGCTATCTGATAGTCATACCAGTTGCCATATCCATACTTCTCTAGATTGGCTGCTGTCTTGGCTTCCAAAGCCTTCTGTTCGTCGCCGTTGCCTAGGCGGCCACTGACTGTGTCAGTGAGGTCTTGCGGCACTGGGATCACTGCGTTGCAGAGTCCACTGTCGGCGAATGCAGCCGCTAGTCGCTGTATCTCTGCGGGATTGTCTCCACGCACCGTAATATGATTTGAACACCAATTAGGCATAGTCGCTCCTTAAGTTAAGTTAATATTATAACACCAAAATGTCTCTGTGTCAACCTGGTTGATAGTCTTTGACCATGACATACAAAGGGTCAATGCATTCTTTCTCATCTATACTCCATTCGTCGTCGGTATAGTCAATCCATCTGCGATAGGCCGGCTCGCTGTTGTCAACTTCACCGTCAAACCCCAGTTCCATGGCTTCTTCTTCTGAGTCAGCTTCGACCCAGTAGGATTCTTCGATAAGACTGGTACGACTCATGAGGAACTTGAACTTCTTCATCGTTAGCCTTTCGTGTTATCTACAAAATAACGGTAGGGCAAGCCTACTGTCCAACAGAGGAACTCGTCGTCACCGTTGGTGCCTTCTGCCTCATGAATCCAACGCAGGGCCATTGCCCGATCCTTAGCACCGCAGGCTAAGATTCTCTGCACTCGCATCTCAAAGCCGCGAACGGCCTCAGTCTCTGCGGCACAGCGAACAACCTCTTCTTGCTGGATCACAGCACCTAGACTGGCAAACTCCATTTCAAAGTCAGCCTCGGTCCAGCTGCTGGTATCGATACCGCGTGGACGAACGCCATATGCATCCTTGTGCATATCCCAGTACTGACAAGCATACTGCTCTAGTGTGCTCATCTCTTCCCAGTTTTTGAATTCGTTCATTTCAGCTCCTTGTTATTCACTATACCCATAGTATAACACCGAACAGCCAATCTGTCAACCAATCTGTGAAAGACCCTACGATCGTCTGGGTTTCAGCAGGCTCTCTGCTTCTTTGCGCATCTGTCCAGCTTCCTTGTACAGTCTGTCAGCGTTCAGTTTCAACGACTTAGATCGTTCTTTAGCCAGCTTGCCGTCGCCGAACTCGCTCTCAACATACCACGCGATGAGACTGTTCTTGATCATGCTGGGCAGGTTGTCGCCGTTGTCCTCAGGGCAGATAAACCTTACAGGACAGGCCCCCCAACCACCCGACTCTAGATAAGCTGCATAGTAGCGTCGATGATCCTTGTTGTAAGGATCAAAGGGTACCATTGGCCGAGCTAGGTACTCCAGTTTGCTCATCAGCTGTTTACAGTGGCATACGGGCTGTGGTCTTCGGCTTCTACACCAACTTCCTGCAACCAGCCCAAGACCTGTTCGATGGGGCACTCCAGCATGATTGCTATCATCCTAGGTGTGTGTCCCTCGATGTACAGTTGCTCGATGTCATAGGCTAGATCGCTCATTGTGCAGCCTCTTTCATCACTTGTTGAACTTGGGTAACACCTCTGTCAGCCACACTGGCCACGCCTGTGATGCCCACAGTTGCTACAAAGATACCGAGGAAGAATGCTATAATATGACTCATGATTACTCCTGATCAATTTCGGGTTGGGGGTTGTTACGATTCTTAAAGCGATACCACAGCATCTGGGGAATGCCTAGGCGCCATGCCCACAACACATCCATCACTATGAGACCTACTACAAATGCAATTATCATTTCCATCTTTCGCTCCTTGCTCTGTTGTTATGTGTTTATTATAACACCAATATACCTAGATGTCAACCGATAGGTTGTACGCACACGTAAGCAGCGGGGCCTGTGGCTAACCTGCCACATCCCCTGGCACTCCAATCATGCTGCCTCTTTTTCATAGATCACAGTCTGACCAAAGGGTGCTTCTGCTGAAGTGTTACCTTTAACGATAAAGATTGTATCGCAGTAATCCTCGTTGCCCCAACCGCCACATGGGTAGCCGTCTGTGAACATGATGAACTTCTTCGGAGCGATACCGTTCTCTTCCATGAAGGTCCAGTTGACTTCGAAGTCTGTACCGCCACCACCCTGAGGCTCATAGTCCTCAAGCTCATGAGCGTCATCGTGTGTGATCTGTTTCCAGTTGTAGATCTCTGTGTCAAAGCACCACAGGTTGATGCGGAAGTCTTCATACTGGTCCATGATGCCTTTGATCTCGCTGAGGAATGCAGTTGCATCTTCATCACCAATAGAACCACTCATGTCAATGCTGATGGCCACGTCAATGGTAGTTGCTTCTTTCATGCCTGGCAGTATAGCACCTGAGTGCATACTCTTGCGATTCACACGCTGGAAGCTGTAATCGTTGCGAACAATGCTTTGGATCTCTTGACGTACAAGGTCACGCCAGCTAATCTTAGGCTCAGTCATGTTCTTGATCAAGCGTTGGATACCTGCAGGGGTCTTGCCTGCACCTGCTGCCGCGGCACTCTGGATCATGGCTTCTTTGATCTCATCACGGATGGCCTGTGCTTCTTCTTTGGTCATGCCGGGCTTGCCACCCTTGCCTTCTTTGTCGCCTTCTTTGCCAGGGCTCGAACCATCTTCGTTGATGTGCTCGTCTAACAGGTCACCTAACTGCTTGAGCAAGTCAGGCATAGAGATCTTCTCTGCTTTATCCCACAGGATGTCATAGATCTCTTCCCAAGCCAAACCACGATACTTGCTGTCATAACAGATCTTAACTTCAGTGATCTTCTCACCAATACGCTCGTCAACGAGGATCTGGTTCACCGCGTAGTCTTGTGCGATGTTAGAAAGCTGACGATCGCGTGAGCCTACACGACCAAAGTGATCAAACACGCAATGGCAAATCTCGTGTCCAAACAGGAACTCTAGTTTCTTAACACTGAGCTTCTCAACGAACTTGGTATTGTAGTAGAACTTGCGACCGTCTGTGGCCGCTGTGGGGCACCATTCGTCTGCTTCAACTAATTGCATACGGGTTGCCATGTTGCCGAAGAACGGCGCTTTCAGCAACAGCCCTACACGGGCAGTTGTCAGTTTGTCGATGATTGTTTGATCTGTTTTGCTCATTGTATCGCTCTCCTTAGTATGTGTATATTATAGCATCAAAACACACACCTGTCAACCAAAAAATATGGACGGGCAAGCCCTGAGAAGCTTCCCGTCCCTGCTACAGAGTAGAGGTTAGTTCTCCATAGCACTTAACACATACTTGCCAAAACGCTTGTGGAACTCGTCAAAGTTCTTCATCTTTGTTGCGTCTAAGGGCAAGTCGTAGTTGGTGAGCGCAGTCTTAGCACCCATCACTACCAACTCAGTTGGGAAACAGTCCATCATGTAGCGGAAGAAGTTGTCTGCCATACTGTCCCAACCCTTGGTCTTCTTGTCTGCACGGTCCTTGAGCTCATAGCACAGGCTCACAGTCAAGGAGTACATCGCTGACACTTCTTTGACCTGCAAGTCCTTGACCTTGCCGTCGAGGATGTCTTCTGCCTTGGGCAGTTTACCTGCGATTTTACGGTGAGCCATGAACTTCACAGCCAAGCCATCACCAACGGCACCCGCAACCAAGTTGTGCAATGTGTCGTTGTCGCAGTCCTCGTCCTTGAGCAAGTCGCTGACGAACACCCATGAGCGTGGAGTTGCGAAAGCCTTGCTGGGCGACTTAGGATCAAAGTCATACAAGTCTTGCTTGGCAAAGCCTACATAACCTAACACCTCTGGATGTACAGCATTCATCACAGCCCACTCTTGGAAGTCATCAAAGTCTACCTTGGCTTCCAAGTGGATGAAACGGTTAGCCAACGGAGCTGGCATACGGTATGTCACGCCACGGTCGCCTTCACGGTTGCCAGC